ACCAAGTTTGATCTCACCTCCCTCGTCACCACCAACAGTTCTCGCCAAGAAATCGGCAACACTTACCATTCCCGCAAAGGTTGCGCCTTGGGCAGAAAGTCCATTCGGGAATGACTGTATCGCCGTGAATGTCTGTGCAACATTGGTTCTTGCAACATTCCCGGTCAAACTCACGGAACCAGTTGTAGACACATCAAAATCTGCTGCCCTGAACGAAGCAACACCTGTGACGCTAGAGGTAGCCAAAGGTGCGGTGTATTGAGTAATGGTCGAAGCAATCGTAAGTTGCTTACCGGATGGGGTGATGCTGATACCAGAACCTTGAGCCAAGACAACGGCACCCGTGATTCCATTGACACCCGTGACCCCATTTCCAAAGAATGGTATCACCCCACCCGTAGAGTTGCCCACGAAGAGCCTACTATCGGGTATGTTTATGGCGATTTCACCGGCAGTCAGGGACGGTACTGTTCCTGCCGTATCCGAGCGGTAGATTCGTATGGTACTTTCTCTCGGCATGACCTAAAGTATGTAGACAGCCCGAACCCACGGTTTTATGGATTCGGGATGTCTACTTTGTTTTTTAGAATGTTCCGCCGTCGATGTTGGCGATGAGTGTTGCCACCGTGTAACCGGAACCGCTCTTGTTTACCGTGGTTCCCGGCACAGAGCCGCTTGTCAATCCGGCGAAGAGGTTCCACTTTCCATCATCAGCATCACGGAACAGACCCGTGAACTGAACGCCTACGCCTGATGGTGCATATTGACCGAAGAAGCCAATATCAAGGCTGTTCAGGTTGTTTCCCGTGGCAAGCATGATGAGCGAATCTTCGACCGTGAAGGTATCGACATTCGCCGTCATGACCGTGCCATTGACGGTCAGGTTGCCGGAAATCGTCACATTGTCCGAAAGCGTGGCGGTGATCGTGTTTCCGCTGTTGGTGAACTTGATGTTGTCCTGAGCGCCACCCGTCAGCGTAAGCGTGTTTCCTAGGCTCAGGGTGCTGCTGCCGCCAGCATTTACGGTAACCGAGGAATTTGCAAGGTTTGTATTGCTTACGCCACCAGCCTTGATTTCCACATGTCCCGTAGAGCCGATGTTGAAGTTTCCGCTGTTGAAGGAGGCAACGCCGGTAAGACTTGCCGTGGCAACACGGGCAGCAATAGTGCTTGTGCTTGTGCCGTTTCCTGTGCCAAACAGCGCACCACCGTCACCCGTGACGGAGAAGGTTACTGCACCCGTTGCGCCATTGAAGGAACGAACACCATTGTTGTTGATTGTGATGGAGGAGCCGAGTGCAACCGTGCCACCACCATCAAGACCAACACCCGTATTCACCGTGACCGAGGAATTGACGAGTTCAACATTTGCGATGCCGCCATCCTTCACGGTGACTAAGCCATCGCCAGCGACGGCAAAGTTGTCGGAGGAGAAGTAAGCCACACCTGTGAGCGATGTGCTTGCAACACGAGCAGCGATTCTGTCGTTACCCACGCCGTATACTGCACCACCGTCACCTGTCAGGCTTCTTGCACCTGTCAGTCCGTTTAGGCTGACCACGCCGATATTTGTTAGGGTGATGGAACCACCAAGTGCAACCGCACCACCACCGGCAAGACCTGTACCTGAGTTGACAGTTACTGAAGAATTAACCAGTTCGTCGTTGGCGATTCCGCCGTTCTTTACCGTGACTTGTCCGTTTGCATCAACGGCAAAGTTGTCAGAAGAGAAAGATGCAACACCTGTGACGGATGTGCTTGCAAGACGAGCCGTGATGGTGTTGGCCTTGTTGACCTGAACATTGCTGATTGCACCACCGTCACCCGTGATGGTAATTGCACCACCGGTTGCGTTTACGCTGTTTACAACTCCTGATCCACCACCGACCACCCCTGTAACATAAGCCTTGACCGCAGATTGGGTCGGAACCATGTATGGGCTGTCGTTGGCAATGTCACCACCGGTTACCTGAGCGCCAATCCAGAGACTTGTTCCATCGTTCTTGCCTGCAAACAACTTGCCGTTGAGATCAGAATAAGCAAGTTCACCGAATGTCAACCCTGCGGGGACATCGGTAGTCGTAGAACGAAGAATACGAATTAAACTCTCTCTTGGCATATCTATCTCCTGTTATTGACCCATTGTTGAGGTGATGGCTGGTTATTTAGCATTCAGAACGAACCGCCATCGGTGATCTGATCTGGTGATTTGTTTCTCAAATAGTAAGCGTTGACATCCAAGAGCAGGGAACCATCCACGGCAGGCAACTTGCCCGTTCCTGCGGTTCCTCCTGCTGACAGAATTATAAAATTGCCTGCGCTGACTCCCGAACTCAGGGTGATCCACTTTGAAGTGTCGGCATCCCAACGCAGTATGTCATCGTCCTGCTTGGAGCCGATGTTGACATTGGATAAATCCTCAAGTTCAAGGGTGACATTGCCGAACGAGTCGGCGGTAATGCCATTGATGGTTGAAACGGTTCCTGTGGTTCCTACGGTGGCTACGAGGATGTCCCAGGCATATCCATTCCATGTCCATGTCTTGCCATTGAACGAGTAAATCGCACCTGAAGTTGGGCCAGACGGGAAATTTAGGGGCATAGTGCCGAGTATTTAGTTTCTAAAGAAACACACGAAATTCAGGTGTTTCGATTATCAAATATCGGCAAAGCCTTCAATTCTTCCACGGTTTCGGCGGCATCTATCTGCTCTTGAATGGCGGCATAGCGGTCGCGGATTTCCTGCCGCTGCACCTCCACGGCTGCCTCAGGTGTGCCCGGAATGCGCTTGGCAATGATGTTGTCAAGTGGTTCAAATTCCTTTGCACGAACTCGCCTGCGAATGTCGTGGGATATCTCCTTGGCCTTCTCGATGTTTATCTTTATTCCCATGTCCATGCATTCCTGAATGTTCTGTCGGTGGGCATCTCCGATGCATCGATGATGTAGTATTGAATCCCGGGAGGGATGTCCTTTGCTATCAAATCCTCTATTGTGTGATTTTCAAGATACTCAGGAGTAGGAATCAATATCCGAATCGTTCCATCGTCATTGACAGATACCACCCTCTTTGAAATGTCAGACAAAGCCATGTGTATTCCCTCCGTTTCTTAATAGTAGATATGTCATTGAACCACTATGATGGTGACATAAGTTAAATCGGTGTTTGTGCCGGGAACACCAGCACCTCCGGCATTTTCAATCGTCTGCAAAGCAACACCGGTTGTCCCTAGAGGATTGGTGGTATTTTGCAGAACTACCAATGTTGTTCCGTTGGCACCCACTCTTTCTCCTATTGCCGAAACAGCATAACCCGTGGTTGATAGATTTGTGGTGTAATTCAACGAGAAAAGACCTGCTGCATTGTCCGAAACGCTTGAGACATTCATGCTTCCTCTTGTCGAAGGAGTTGCCTGATTGTAGTTTACCCATGCTCGAACGGTTGCCGAAGGTGCGGCTCCAACAGGAGAAAGAGAAGAGGCATTGATCCTGATGTTTCCGGTGATGCTTGCACCACCCGTGACACTCAAGCCACCAGAGTCAACGAAGAGTCCACCAAAGATGTCTGCTGACCCGGTTACTATTGCTCCGCCAGTTACACTAATGCCATTACCGGCATTGATTGTTCCAAACACCGTTGCACCACCAGTAACATCTATTCCGCCTGTGATACTGACACCATTTTCAACACGGAATCCACCAAACACGGTCAATGAGTTTGTTCCAGTAACTGTCAATAGTCCTTGAATTCTTGCTCCACCAGTTACACTCAACCCCCCGCTGTTGATCTGTACTCCACCGAACGAAACAATCGCTCCGGTAATCGCCATGCCACCAGTTACGCTCAATCCACCGCTCTGTATCTTGATTCCACCGTATGCAGTTGCACCGCCGCTGATTCCCAATCCCAAGAAATTTGTTCCAGACAACATCCTTATAGTGCTGTTGCTGGTAAAATAGACATCAGGATAGAAGTCAACAGAATTTATCGATGACTGAAAGACACAACCATTTCGAATATTAACCAAACCGCTATCGACATCTAACCCACTTTGGAGATTCAATCGACCGTAAGCAGTCATTCCTCCCGTGAGATACATTCCGCCCGTCACACTCAGACCGTTTGCCATCATCGAACTGCCATATACCGTTAGGCCACCAGTAATCGATGCACCGCCAGTAAGACTCATGCCACCTGATTGAATTTTGGCACCGCCATAAACTTCGATGCCACCGGTGAATGAACCCGCACCAGAGAAACTGATTCTCAAGATGTTCGTACCAACCGAGGTTACCGAAACGCCAGTTCCACCAGTCAATGTCAAGGAACCAACAAGCCCGTTCAAACTCGTGACACCTGTAGAAGAACCAGTTGAACCAGGATAAGACCCAAATACGAAGAGGTTTCCTCGAATAGTCAAATCCTGATTGAAACTAGAATTTCCAGTAATTTCTACACCACCGGTATGAACAACTACACCGATCACAGATGTTGGGCCAGTAGTTGCTACCGCAAGAGAGACAACATCATATCTGGGATCACTTATGATAGGCACACCTGTACCATATACAGAGTAACCAACATTCAAAAGACCCGAAGGTGCCACAAAACCGTGTCCGGCAGAAACGGTTCCTGTTGGTGCTGTTCTCTGAGTAAGTCTCAGTATGTTGTAATCGCTTGGAATTGGAGAAACTATTCCGCCAGAGACACCGGGTGACTCGGGACGATCTTTGTTTATTGCGAGTCTTGTTGTCCAACTTGATTTGAAGTTATGTGTCGTGGTATTGAAGAATTCGGACGGCAAATAGCATTCAACATCAAAGACATTTGAACCGGGATATGTCAGACCGTAGGACGGAGAGCCCCAATACCAATCCCAAGGCATGTCTACTTGCTTTCCTAACCAAATGTATCCATTTTCAAAGGAGTTATTCCCCTTGGAAGTCAAGGCACGAATGGATTGAGTGGAACTTCCCGTGATATAAGCGGGTCTGTCTATCAAGACATAAGCGGATGCTCCTGCTCCGAATCCATGCGGTCCAGTTATGGTAAGCACAGAATTTCTCACCCAAACATTTTGACCTTCAAGGTAGATGTTTCCTGTTGGGCTGCTTGTAACAATTGATCTCGTATAGAGAACATCGGAGTTCAAATGATGAGATGTTATGCTTCTGCTCCCAATCGAGGACACATCACCGGCATTGCTGATGGTCAATGGTTGCAAGAATGATGCACGGTTGGCAAACAATGAATTTGCGGTGAGATTGCCACCCGTGATGAAAAGATTTCCCGTTATCGAAATCGCATTAGATGCATTAATAATGGATAGATTCAGAGTCCCTTCTGGCAAAGTCAAAGGACCATAGAGAACAAAACCACCAGTTACACTTAATCCACCAGTAACGCTGAGTCCATTGTTTACAGATAGACCATTGAGTACACCAACTGATGTGATGTTGGGTTGTGCAGCAGTCAACAGAGTTCCTGCAATACCTCCCGTGACACTCAAGCCACCTGAATCAACAAACAATCCACCAAACACATCGGCACCACCTGTGATTATGGCAGAGCCTGTGACACTCAGTCCACTAGAATTGACTGAACCCAGTACCCGCAAGGAACCACCGACATGGACTTTTTCAGTTCCAGATGCAGAAGTGATGCCGATGCCTACATTTCCCGTAAATCCTGCAAGCAACACAGTTCCATCTGCATTTACCTCTATGCTCGGTATTCCCGAAATGTCATTTACGGAGAATATTGTTCCCGAGGACAAGTTGTTGTAAATAGAGAATAGTTGTCCGGCAGATCCCTCAAAGGAGAGGGTGTCATAGGTATCAAAGTCATAGATTGCGCTTATGGAATTTGCACCTGTGTTGCCAAACAATATCCTAGGAGTCGATACACCGCCATATGCCGTGACTCCACCATTTGCAATGATGTTGCCGAAGAAGTTTGCACCACCGGTAATGTTTACACCACCAGTAACGCTAAGTCCATCTGCAATTCGGCTAGGACCAAACTGAAGAAGTCCACCCGTGATACTAATGCCACCAGTCACGCTGAGTCCATTGTTTACAGATAGACCATTAAGTACACCAACCGATGTGATGTTGGTCTGTGCAGCGGTCAACAGGGTTCCAGCGATACCCCCCGTGACGCTTATTCCACCGCTCTGTACCCATATTCCACCACCGGCAGACAGACCACCATTGGTGATGTTGACTCTCTGCGAAGATGTAAGTCCTGCCGTGGACAAGGATACCAAGGAACCCACAGCCGTGATGTTGTTCTGTGATGGATTGGTTATTGTTCCAGCGATACCACCTGTGACGCTAATGCCTCCCGAAGCAATGTTGATACCACTTGCAAATGTGGTTCCTTGGGAGACATAAAGATTGTTGGTTGTCAGTCCACTTGTGAATGTTCCGATTCCGCTAGCACGAAGAGTTCCCGCTACATCAAATGTAGCACCCGGAGATGCAGTCCTTATGCCTACATTGTCGCTCGTATCAAACGACATGATGGTCACATGGTTGCTTGCCGATGCCCCGTCAAAGTTGGTTCCTCTTCTGAAGTTGATTGCTCTTGTCTGTGCGGCATTTGGACCCAAGATGTCAAAGACATACACATTGTTCAGTCCACCTAGGAAACTTCCACCACGGGCTGCACCTATTCTCAGCAATTCGTTGGTGCCACGATACAGATTGATTACAGGATCATCCCCGAAACCATATGCGGGATTTCCGAAAGTTACACCAAGATTGGTATCGATTCCTCCTTTACTTACCCTCAACCCCGATTGTAGTATTTCGATGCCATTGTAAGCACTCAATTGACCATACGCATTCAATCCGCCCGTGATTGTGGCACTACCCGTGACACTCAATCCACCAGATTGTATCCTTGATCCACCAAAGATTGATTCGCCACCAGTCACAACCATGGAACCCGTGACACTCAGGCCATTATTTACAGACAGTCCGTTGAGTACACCGACCGATGTGATGTTGGTCTGTGCAGGAGTTAGAAGAGTTCCGGCGATTCCACCGGTTACACTCAAACCGTTGGACTGAATGAATACTGGTCCTGCTGCGGATAAACCACCATTGGTGATGTTTACTCTCTCGGATGAAGTAAGTCCTGCTGTGCTTAGTGAAGTCAATGTACCCAAGCCAGTAATGTTCGTTTGACTTGGCGTGATCAAAGTTCCTGCGATTCCGCCAGTTACACTCAAGCCATTGGATTGGATGAATACTGGTCCTGCTGCCGATAGACCACCATTGGTGATATTGATCCTCTGAGAGGAAGTGAGTCCTGCGGTAGACAAGGACACCAAGGAACCAACAGTCGTGATATTGGTCTGTGCAGCGGTCAACAAAGTTCCAGCGATGCCACCAGTCACACTCAAGCCATTGGATTGGATGAAGACAGGACCAGAAGCAGACAGACCACCATTGGTAATGTTGACTCTTTCAGACGAGGTAAGTCCTGCCGTAGACAAGGAAGTCAAAGTTCCGATTGAAGTGATGTTGGTCTGTGATGAAGTGACTAGAGTTCCAGCGATGCCACCAGTCACACTCAAGCCACCCGAGTCAACAAACAACCCACCAAAGATGTCTGCTGATCCTGTAACAACCATGGAACCCGTAACACTCAATCCACCTGATTGAATTCTAGACCCACCAAAGATCGTTTCTCCTCCTGTTATACTTACTCCACCAGTAACGCTAAGACCATTGTTGACAGATAGACCGTTTAGTACACCAACCGAAGTGATGTTGGTCTGTGCAGCAGTTAGAAGAATACCTGCAATGCCACCAGTCACACTCAACCCATTGGACTGAATGAATACAGGACCAGCCGCAGAGATACCGCCATTTGTGATATTGATTCTTTCGGACGAGGTAAGTCCTGCCGTTGACAAAGACACCAAGGAACCCACAGCCGTGATGTTGGTCTGTGATGGCGTTACCAAGGTTCCCGCAATCCCGCCAGTCACACTCAAGCCACCCGATTGAATCCTTGATCCGCCAAAGATTGCTTCTCCGCCCGTTATGCTTGCCCCACCTGTGACACTCAAGCCACCAGAGTCAACAAATAGTCCACCGAAGATGTCGGCACCTCCGGTTACCACCATCGAACCTGTGACACTCAAGCCATCAGCAATCCTTGATGGTCCAAATTGAAGAATACCACCCGTAATTGAAATTCCACCAGTTACACTCAATCCATTGTTAACCGAAAGACCATTAAGTACACCGACCGAAGTGATATTGGTCTGTGCAGCGGTCAACAGGGTTCCTGCGATGCCGCCAGTTACACTCAAGCCATTGGATTGGATGAATACTGGTCCTGCTGCCGATAGACCACCATTGGTGATATTGATCCTCTGAGAGGAAGTGAGTCCTGCGGAAGCCAAGGAAGTCAAGGTTCCAACCGAAGTGATGTTGGTCTGTGCAGCAGTTAGAAGAGTTCCGGCAATGCCGCCAGTTACGCTCAAACCACCCGAGTCAACAAACAAACCACCAAAGATGTCCGCTGATCCCGTGACAACCATCGAACCCGTGACACTCAGGCCATTATTTACAGACAGTCCGTTGAGTACACCGACCGATGTGATGTTTGTTTGTGTCGCTGTCAACAAAGTTCCTGCGATTCCGCCAGTTACACTCAACCCGTTGGATTGGATGAATACTGGTCCGGCAGCAGACAAACCACCATTGGTGATATTGATTCTCTGTGAAGAAGTAAGTCCTGCCGTTGACAAGGACACCAAGGAACCAACAGTCGTGATGTTGGTCTGGCTTGGAGTTACGATAGTTCCGGCAATTCCTCCCGTGACACTCAAGCCACCAGAACTTATGTTTACTCCACCGGCAAATGTTGCACCCGTGGAGACATAGAGGTTTGAAGACGAAACACCGCTTGAGAAGGATTGATACCCTGTGAATGTCTGTGGCAGGAAGTTCCAGGCGACACCGGTAACACCACCTGTTACACCATTCACGGATCGCACATAATTGCTTGTCAGGCTTACTGCACCAAGAGCGGATACGACAAACTCATTGCCAAACGAGGCAACACCCGTAACGGTAGCGGATGCTAGTGGAAGCGCACCGGCAGCCGCTATGTTGAAATAGGTGGTTCCATCATTTGTGTATTGCCATGTACCGCTAGACTCGTTCCACCTAAGAATACGATTAGTAGCGGCTGGTCCACGATAAACTTCTATGCCTCCGCTGTCTGCTACAGTTGCGTTGGAATTGAGGACGATGAAGTTGTCTTCGATCAGGACATTTTCACTAACGGTCGTGGTGATTCCACCACTCACCAACAAGTCTCCAAAGATCCTTACCGCACCATTGAATGTTGCACCGGCAGCAATATTAAGGCTATTCCCAGAAAGACCCGCAGTAGTAGAGATCAGGCCCGAGGAATTGAGTGAAGTCAGGGTTCCCACGGATGTGATATTGGGTTGTGCTGCTGTGAGCAAAGTTCCGGCAATGCCTCCCGTGACACTCAAGCCACCACTTTGTATCGTTCCTCCCCCAAACAGAGTAGATCCGCCAGTCACACTCAAGCCACCCGTGACGCTCAGTCCACCACTTGAAATTTGAACATTTGTTGCCGTCAGGTTCGACAAGGTTCCAACTGATGTGATGTTGGTTTGTGCAGCGGTCAATAGTGTTCCCGCAATGCCACCAGTCACACTCAAGCCATTGGATTGGATGAATATTGGTCCTGCTGCCGATAGACCACCGTTGGTGATATTGATCCTCTGAGAGGAAGTGAGTCCTGCTGTGGACAAGGAAGTCAAGGTTCCAACCGAAGTGATGTTTGTCTGTACAGCAGTTACAAGAGTTCCGGCAATGCCTCCCGTGACACTCAAGCCACCACTTTGAATCCTTGAGCCACCAAAGAGGGTTTCACCACCAGTCACACTCAAGCCACCCGTGACACTTAGTCCACCACTTGAAATTTGAACATTCGTTGCCGTCAGGTTCGACAAGGTTCCAACTGATGTGATGTTGGTTTGTGCAGAAGTCAACAGGGTTCCTGCGATTCCGCCAGTTACACTAAGTCCTCCACCACCAACACTAACTCCACCAGTTACGCTAATTCCACCCGTGACACTCAAACCATTGTTAACAGAAAGTCCGTTCAGAACACCAACGGATGTAATGTTGGTCTGTGATGGTGTGACTATTGTTCCTGCAATGCCGCCAGTAACACTCAAGCCACCGGAGTCAATGAATAGACCACCAAAGATGTCTGCTGATCCCGTCACAACCAGAGAACCCGTGACGCTGAGTCCGTTGTTGACAGACAATCCGTTGAGTACACCAACCGATGTGATGTTGGTCTGTGCAGCGGTCAACAGGGTTCCTGCGATTCCACCAGTTACACTTAGGCCATTGGACTGAATGAAGACAGGACCAGAGGCAGAAAGTCCACCATTGGTGATGTTGATTCTTTCGAACGAGGTAAGTCCTGCCGTACTGAAAGAAGATAGAGTTCCTATTGCAGTAATATTGGGTTGAGAAGCCGTAACTATTGTTCCCGCGATTCCGCCTGTTACGCTGAGCCCACCGCCAGAAACCTGAACATTGGCAGCAGTAAGCGCAGACAACGAACCAAGCAATGTTATGTTTGGCTGCGTCGAAGTCAGCAAAGTTCCCGTGATGCCGTTGCCAGAAATGCCGGAACCAAATGTCTGCAATCCGGTGAATGTCTGAGAAACATTGGTTCTTGCCACGGTTCCCGTGAGACTCACCGAACCAGTCACAGATACATCAAAGTCCGCTGCACGGAAAGAGGCAACACCGGTAACACTTGAGGTGGCAAGAGTTGCGGGAGTTGCAGCAGCCGCTATTGTTATCTGTTTGCCCGACTGAGTGATCGTGATGTTGGAACCGGATGTGATGGTTACCGCACCTGTGATTCCATTGACACCCGTGACCATGTTTGGCGCATAGATGTTGGAGCCAAAGGTGGCACCATTGGTAACAAACAGGTTGCTTGCCGACAGACCGGCGTTTGCAGAGATCAGCCCCGATGCAGTAAGCGAGGAAAGGATTCCCACCAAGGTGATATTTGGTTGGGTTGCGGTCAGAATGCTTCCTGTGATTCCCCCAACAACGGTCAGACCGTTTAGAATTTCAGTAGTTCCACCAAGATTGTTGGTGATCGTAAAATTTCCCGAGAAGGTAATTCCGCCAGAACCACTTGCCCCAGCGACAAACATCAGCAAGTTTGCAGGATTGAATGATCCAGTTCCACCTCCACCGCCCACAGCCTGCCAAGAACCAGAGATGTAGGCACTTTCATATGTGCCGTTGTACCATCTGTCTCCTTCGATTGGGTAATCGGGAGCGGTAGCCCCGGTGAAGAACCTGTTGTTTATCGCCAGAACCGAGCCAGTCAAGGAACCAACATACAGACGGACATCCGTGGTGTTTATGGCAAGTTCACCGTGGGTCAGGCCAGTCGGTGCTGCCCCACCCGAAACACCACGCTTCAACTTTATGATGATATCTTCTGCTCCCATCAGGCCAAGTCTCCGTGTACGACCCAAGTATCTATTGACCTATTTACAAGAGTCACGACCGACCATTGGCCGTTCAGAGAAAACATTGAATTTCTTGAATTCAGGGTAACACCGGCAGCCCCTGTCAATGATGTGTTCCCTGCCCCAGCCTGCATGACCATGATCTGAGTACCCGTGGGGAATGCAACATTGGAGTATGAGGGAATCTGCAATGTGTTGGCAGAACCATATACCATCTCTATGGTCTTGGCAGAATCACCAATGACAAGCGTATAGTCGGATGTAGCCTGCTGAGAGAATGTCAATGGTCCCAAGGTGTTTCCTGATGGTCCACGGAACGATGTGTTTATGGCATCGGGAATCACGGAAAGTTCTACCCATTGTCCTGTCACTTCGCCTGCATCCACAAGGTAGGTGTAGAGTTTCCCGTCAACAGAATTCAGCCATTCATCTCCAGATGTGGAACCAGTTGGTTCCATAGAACTGTAGGTAAATTTGTTGACTCCTGTTGCACCATCGCCACCTATTGTCGTGATGCTTGTGTTGTAGTTGACCCATTGGCCTGTTCCTTCTCCCTCATCGACCAGCCAAGTATAAAGATTTCCATTGACTTCATTGAGCCATTGATCTCCCATTTGAGGCGAAGATGGAGCAGTTGCACCATAGGTGAACGCTATTCTTCCTGTAGCACCCGTGGCACCCTGTGAGCCCGTTGCACCTTGCGGACCTGTTGCACCCTGTGGGCCTGTTGATCCTTGTGTACCCGTTGCACCCTGTGGGCCTGTTGGGCCTTGTGTACCCGTTGCACCCTGTGAGCCCGTTGCACCTTGCAGACCTGTTGGGCCTGTTGGGCCGGGAACAGTTGAATTTGCACCAGTTGCACCTTGCGGACCTGTTGCACCCTGTGGGCCAGTTGAACCCTTTTCTACAAATACATCCCAACCCACTAAAGAATCTGGTTGAGAGCCAGTAAGACCATTAGTTAAACAAATATAAGAATTGCCAATGAATGTAACTACATCATTGAGATTATAAACAATCTCTGAACCACCGTAAGGGCCTCTAAAGTAAAAACTTTCACCCTGAATGCCTTGAGGGCCAATTTCTCCTTGAGGACCTGTTGCACCCTGTGGGCCTGTTGGGCCTTGTGTACCCGTTGCACCCTGTGGGCCTGTTGGGCCTTGTGTACCCGTGGCACCCTGCGGACCCGTGGAACCAGTAGCACCCTGCGGACCTGTGGCACCCACAGGACCAGTAGCACCTGTTGCTCCTGTGGCACCATTTGCGCCGCTTCCTGTTCCTCCACCGCCGCCTCCGCTAGACGCAATTGTCAGGGTCTGTCCCGACTTCGTGATGGTTACATTTGCACCAGCCGTGAGTGATACGCTGCCGGATATGCCGTTAATGTCCGAGACATAATCAACCGTAAGGGATGCGTTGTGTGTCTCCCATGCGGCTCCGTTCCATCGCCAAGCCTTGCCATTGGCAGCATAGACCTGGTTTAGGAAGGGATTCGACGGAAAGTCCAAGGGCATCAGATGATCTCAAACCAAGAGAAGTCAGCGCATATCTTTGCACCATCATAGATTGGTGTCATGGTGAACACGATCACATCGCTAACTCCAAGTTGGGTTCTTCCGATTTGGAAATTGAAGTCATTGACATCCGATATTACCAAAGATCCGCTGCTGCTGATGTATCCGCCTATGATGTCGGTTCCACCAGTTATGCTTGCCATTGTGTTGTTGTAGTCAACATTTCCGTTGTAGTGGGTGACCCATGAACCGCCGCTTATCGATGGGTTGAACAGTATGCGATACTGTGCCGTGTTGGGCTTGTTGTTGCTGGTTTCCTGAATCACGGCATTGATGTTGGAAGGAACCACAACGCTGTCGAGCCGATTGGAATTGAGTCGAAGTGCGATGATCGGATACTGCACCCCCGCCGTGGTCAGGGTCTTTAGGGTTGCTCCGTTATGGGTGACATTGTGTCTGCGGCTGAATCCTTCATATCCACCCTCGCTTATCACGGATGAGCATATCTGCTTCATCGTGCTGCTTCCGGTCTGCCCCTTGGTATTCATCAGTTCATACCGAATCGGCAATATCGCCGTTGTCATGTAGGTCGTTGGATTCAGGTTGTCGTTGTGGAATGTATGGGCAACGATTGGCCGTCCATCTACAATGAACCCTGTCCTCACATCACCGACACCGAGCCATTCAATGTCCATCCACATTATGTTTCCCTTGGTTGGATCAAGAGTCCTTCCCGACTCTCCGTTTCCATCGAACTTGTCTCCATTCCAATTTGACTGATTGACCGTGATTGTGTTGCCAAGTGACGCACTAGCCAAGCACATGGACATCGTGAGCCCGTCTTGCTGCAAGTAGATGCCATTGAAGGGAACGGATGCGGTCGCCCCTCCCGTGATGCCGAAATACCCTACCCGCTGCAACAGACCATCCTTGGGAGTGTTCATTGCAAAGGTGTTGAGGACGAGCAGGGACTTGCCGGGTTGGTAGGGGAACACCCTCTTGGTTTCCCGTGTGACCTTGCTTCCTGCCGTTGTTCCCACGGTCATGTTGATGGCGCTTTCAAGTACTGCGAATGTGGCAGTACCTCCGGTGGCACCGAATGTGTCCCACTTGTCGTTCATCTGATAGCGATTCTGGCTGTCGAAAAGCGTGAAAGGTGCAGAGACTTTCAATCGGTTGAAGGCATCTACTGCATTTCCCTTGAATTGCACTTGATCGTTGAAAAGGTAACTCATACTATTCTCCACCCATTGTTGTATATGAAATGCAGTCCTGCGTTATTTAGATTGATGGTTGCGGACTCTTGGTTGTCAACCGTGTCTGCCGCCGTTGCACCGACTATGGTGATGTATCGATAAGGCTCTCCTGCCCGACCCGACTCATCCTTGACGATGATTTCCCTTCCCGTGAACGGCAGGGAAGGAAGAGTTATCGTCACGGGTCCGGTTGCGTTGACACCGATGTAGTGATCCCTACCCGTGGCTAGGTATGTGCTTCCCGTTACCGATGTCACGGCAACCACCATTGCAGGATTCACCGTGGGCTGCACCCATTGCTGCGTGTTGCCGTCATTGATGTAGATGTACTCCTGTCCATCATCCGAATCCATCCATCGTGAACCGGCGGTGAATCCCGATGTCGGGGGATCGGGCTGATAGAAGAAGTTCGTGCCCGAAGAGGATATGGTTATGCTGTTCGTCGCAGGGTTGGTGATCAGTTGTACATTGTTGCCTGCATCGAACCGAAGAGTCTCTGCCTGATACTGGATGGCAGTAAGACCGGGCTGTCCTGCGACTTCAACGAACTTGAATGCTTCACCCATTCCGCCGCCGGGATTGCCCAGTACGGTGGTTCCGCGATTCAGGTTGGTAAGGTCTACCTTGAGTGTCTTTGACTTGGGATCGTACTTGAGTGGATAGATTGCATGAAGAACGCCAGAGTCTCCCGTGGCACCCTTCTCACCTTGTGGACCGGCAGGACCAACATCACCCTTCTCGCCCTTTTCTCCACGGTCACCCTTTTGTCCCTTGGAACCACGCTTGCCCTGCGGACCAACTGGACCAACAGCACCCTTCTCTCCTTTGGCTCCCGCGACTCCGGCGATTCCCTGAAGACCCGGCTCACCCTTGTCTCCCTTATCGCCCTTATCTCCTTTGTCTCCCTTGGGGCCAGCGATACCCCGTGGGCCTACATCGCCCTTCTCTCCCTTGTCCCCCTTGGGACCAGCAACCCCCTTCAGTCCTTGCGGCCCTGCTTCTCCTCTGTCTCCCTTGTCACCTTTTTCGCCACGAAGACCTTGGGGTCCAGGTGTGCCTTGGGCACCCGCTTTCCCGTCACTTCCTTTTTCCCCACGGGGGCCGACCTCGCCTTGCGGACCTCTTTCGCCCTGCGGACCCTTTTCGCCACGCTCGCCCTTGTCGCCCTTCTCGCCACGGTCACCTCTTTCGCCCCTTGGGCCTGTGATTCCACGCAAACCACGAAGACCCCGTTCGCCGGTGTCTCCCTTGTCACCCTTTTCGCCCTTCGGGCCGGGTGAACCCCTCACTACTCGGATTTTTTGCTTGGATGTTGCAGACGAGACTACATCCGGCTCAGGAGCCTCCATGAACTCCTGAAATTCCTTGTACAGTTCTTCCAACCCTTCGGGATCGGGTTCCTTGCCTATGAAGTCTCGGAATTTGGCCATGCAAGGTATTTAGATACCCGCAGATGGCTTTTCCGTGAGTGCCGCCCAAGAATGCTTGAACAAAGGCGCAATAATCAAATTGATGGCCTGTGCATACTGCTGAACTTCCCATTGTGCGTGTGCGTCTATGCGCTGTGCATACACACGGGCATATGCGGACAAAGATCCAGTCCACCACCACTCCGTGTAGGTTCCCTGCGGCAAGACCGCCCGTGCCTGCTCGGGTGCAACCCCACGATCAATTAGTTCGTGATAGGTCAGAAGAGACTCCCTGACCGTCATCTCGTAGTGTCGATTGATGGTATTGAGTTCTTCGTTGACGGGCAGAAAGTCATCGGAACCCTGCTTTGCGCCGTTTGTGGGCTTGCCACGCCAACGGGGGTAATAGACCTGTGGCGGCTCAGAGATATAGCGACGAGAAACCTCGTTCTCGGTGAATCCTACCTTGTGCTTGAAGAGTTGCGTCCGAACGAAGATTGGAGCCTTGATTCGGAGCGTCACCTGTGGGTGAGCGAAAGGTGTCCAATGCTTGTGCTTGGCAAGGTACTTGATGAGTTTCTGGTCCTTCTCGGACAGATGACCACGGGGGACATGTGAATCCTCCCACTCCCAACTGCTTTCCTTGTGGAACGAAACCCGAGCCGCATTCACCACGGTCAGGTCATCGCCAAGATGATCGATATATTCAACGAACCCCTTGTCCAAAGCAAGGACACTCTTCGGTCGCCCACCCAACACTTCAGTAACTTGCATGATCTATCTCCTTGTCACTTCTTCATGTGCTTGAAATACTCAATCTGCCGCAGGCGTTTCTCGGCATCCGCAAGGTTGTCGTACTCGCCAAGTTGCTTGCTGCCATCCTTGGAAAGGATGACGAACTTCTCGCCACGCTTGACGATCTTTTCGCGGATGTTCACCATCATGTCGCTGACCTTTGCACCCATGGCCTTGCCTGTTCCGGTGATCTTGTCCAAGTCACCTAGGTTCCACCCCCCGGCCTCCACGGACTCACCGATTTTCATGGACGAAAGAACCTTGCCATCGCGACCATGAATCTTGATGACCTCCGCACCCTTCTCGGCCATGATCTTGCCAAGTTCCTTCATGGCTTCCTGTGCCCGATCAAGAGTCTCGGCGTTCATCTTTGCGGTGTCGATGATTTGACCATCCTTCTCGGCGGTCCACACGAACTCGGTCGGGAACTGACGGTAGTGAGGCTTGAATCCTCTACGGGCGGTTCCCTGCTTGTCAGGAGTCAGGGCAGCACCAACGCCGCTTTCAGCAATCTCAACCTCGGGTTCATTGACTTCGATTCCATCGATAGGAGCCGTAGTTGAATTGAGGGTGTCTAGCCGTCCCCTCAACTTGGAGAAGAGGATGGAACGAATCATGTCCTTTCCTCCGATCAAGTCCTTGCTTTGCAGACGGTCGATCAGATCGCCAATGGGAGAGGACTGAACTTCTGTTTCGTCATTCTGTGGTTGTTCTGTTGATTCTTCGCTCATGTTGGTATTTAGTTCATGTATGCCGCCATGTGGACAGTTTCAGTCTGGCAATCAGCCCACTTGACGAATTTTCCCGTATCGTTCTTTCAATTTCCTTGGGTTCGTGTCCTGCAATCACCATGTCGTTGATGTCCTTCACCCGAATGTTCTCAGGCCAGAAGCAGACACGGTATCCGTCTTCCACGAGTTTTTGATAAATTCCCACCACTTCCTTGTTCCTTGGCTCATTGTCAAGGGCAAAGGTAATGTTGCATCCCTCAAGTTCCGCAGGCAGTTCACCGATGTGCTTTGCTCCAAGCATTGCCACGCAGTTGGGAAGGAACAGCGAATCGAGCGGTCCTTCGACCACAATCACGGGCTTGGTCTTGTCGATGCGCTCCAAGCCGAACCAGATGGACTGCAAGTCCTTGTCTCGCTTGATGGTGATGTAGCGAATGATCCTGCCGGAAGCCGTGGAAGACAGCGATCTTCCCTGTGCTGCAACCAATCGATTGCCACGCATGATTGGAATGACCAACCGCTCGTCGGGAGGGGATTCGATCTCGGGATCGACTTGCTTGGCCCACCACCCAAAGTCCTCCGTGAAGTAAAGCCTCTCCCATTGCTCCACGGGAATCCTTCGGTTCCTGACGAATTCCACCGCCTTGTGGTCATCGGGCAGATCGGTCAAGGGCTCAAGGGATTCAAGCAGAAGTTCCCTGCGCTTGCTTTCGAACACGGGCTTTTCAAACTTGAACTGCTTCTCGGCATCGGCCTTTCCGTCATGGCGACCCTCAAGACCATCACGGTACTTCTCAAGCATGTACTGCTTGTACACGAACGGATCGATGTATTCGATGAACTTCCCCAAGGTGGTGCCATAGTCGCAATTGTGGCAACGGACGAAGAATCCGCCCTTCTTCTCGTAGAAGTAGAACCTCGTCTTGCTCTTGGACTTCTGGCTGTCTCCACAGATGGGGCATCGACAGACAGCAAGGCTCTGCTTCTTCCACCCAAAGCGTTGCAGCCTAGGGGAGATGATGTTGATGTACTTGCTGTCGATGTAGTTGCTCATGTGGTTCGGAAAGTATACACCACCAACGAAGACAGTCAACAGCAAATCTCAACGATTCGCTCACTAAAAGTTGACTTCCGCCCTCTTTTTCTCGCCGCAAAAATAATTGTTGTAACTGCCCGAAAAAGTGGGATTTTCAGCAACGGTCACGCATACATAGCGTCACTTTGACTCGGGCGGTGCTGCCCCCGTTGCTCCTGTCTTCTCCGACTCCTTCATGGCATTGCGGATTTCCTCAAGCCGCTTGAAACCATTCTTCTCCTTGACCTTTGCGATGATCTCCTTGGTCAGATCGGACTGCACCTTGCTTGCAATCCCATCCGGCCCGAAGATTCGATTTCTCTCATCGTCTGTCATGGTTTCCTTGAGAATCTGCATCATCTCCACGATTTCCTTGACGGCAATGCTGCTTCTCTTGCTGTTGATGGTTGACCAGACAATCATTCCCACAGCCGTGATGAACCCTGCCACAAGAAGTATGGCACCGACCATGGCGATCTCGTCAAGATAGCGATGCGATGCAGAGGCAAACCCAAGCATCAGGGCACCTAGGAGCGCCAACATCCCACCATATGTCTTGTTGAGAAAGAACGCAACCGCAGCGCCAGCCGCGATCAAGATGAAGCCGATTACCCAGAACAAAGTGATGTAGCCATAAAGCCGTTCAAGTGCAGCGGCCTTGGCTTCTTCCATGGCAATCCTCAAGGTAGTCAGGGACTTTTCAAGTTTAGTCACCTCTGCCGTGAGTTTCTTGAGTTTGGCGGTTTCCTTCTGTATGTCATTGGCAGAGGCAACGATTGCGTCTGCCTCGCTGTCGATCTTGCCCAACACCATCTCTGGTCCACTCTTTGACAGCATTGCACTCTTGGTATTTTCCTTGATCTCCAAGGCATCTCGCTTGATGTTTGCCACCTCATCGTTGGTTCTGTCAACCACGGAATTGAGGGTTGCGGATGCTGCACCCGTGGAAGGTTCGACAGGAGGAAGGCTCTTGCAGCCATTTGCAAATAGGATGGTTGCCCCCAACACCACGGCAAAGCATCTAAAAAGCATGTCTTACTCCTTGTCTTCTTTGGCAATCACATTGAGGGTCTTTGAATCCCTCCTGAGTTGCATGATCCTTTTCTTCTTCATCTTGGCCAATGCCTTGAACCCACCCTTTGGACCCGGCGGTTCCTGACCCGGCGACACACCGGCGATGTTTCCTGATCCGACATTGTTGGCAGGAACAGCCACGGCTGCTGCTCCATCCTCGCTGCTAGTCTTCTTTGCCTCAAGAGTCAGGAACAAGTCTTCACCATTTCTGTAAATTGGGAATCCAAGGATTTCATCAATCGGCATGACTGGCTTTTCGAATGACACGGGCTTTCCGTCTAGTTCATACTTTCCGATAAGCGGACGGGCATCGTGGTTCTCTTCAAGTAGCGACTGTAGGTCGATGTTTGTTTCCTTGAAGATGATCCTTGCGGCTTCATCGATGGACTTTGGATTCACCATGTCTTCCTTCGTCTTCTCGCGGATGTCGTAGAGAGCGACGATGGCCTTGGCAATCTCGGTTGGAGTCTTGGCTGTCTCAAGGAGTTTCTTGAATTTCCATGCAAGAGCATAGAAGTTGCTTGGATATGCAGCCTTCTCTTCCTTGGTCATAAGGGATACACGATTGCGTAGAATCGCCCCATGCTCGTTGATGATGCCCCACATGAAGGCAGGCTGTTCTGTCCAAGAGGTCAGCACAAGATCAAGCAGGCGATGCTGTATGAGTTTGTCTTGTGCCTTGCTCTTCACCCGAGTGTCCTTAATCGATCTATGATCGTCTGATCCAACTGAATTGCAATAATATCTATGCCATCTATGGTGTTTGTCTTTGGGTCCATGTAGTTCAGGAACACAATGAAGGTCTTCAACACATCATACAAATCGGGGTCTATTTTGAAAAAGAGAAGCCGAGTTGCGGCTTCCACACCAAAGACATTGTAGAAAGTAATCAAATGATTCAGTATCAATCGCTCACGCAATTCACCCGTCCTTCGATAGCGGCGAAACAGACGCTTGAGGTATATCAGGCGGGTCAAATCCTCGTTGAATTCCTCAACTCCACGACAAGTTGGATTGTCGTAGTATTTCGCTGCATACAGCGAGTAGTTGTCATTGTCTAGTTTCTTGAATTGCATGATGAGTCATTGATACACCATTATCTATCCAAATAACAAGGGGCACCAGCCGAAACTGATGCCCCTTTCTTCATATCTTCGATTATTGCTTGGAGAATGTCGGGTTGGTGAATGGATTCTTGTTTGCCATTACCGTGCTTGCCGACATGTTCATGGGTGCATTCTTGGGCTTCATCTCGGGAGAGGTTGGCATTTCATTGGCAGGACAAATCTTGGCACACATGTTGGTGAGGCCGTTTGACTGACGCATGGTGGTGATCATCAGGTTCAATCCGTGACCAAGACGATGGGTGATGCCATCGTCGTTGATTGGATTGTAGGATGTCCCGTCCATTCCGTAGCGTCCGCCGAACTGCTTCAGCGGGAAGATGTGATCGCCGTCTTCCATCACATCATCGGGCTTGAAGTCAAACGAAATGCCCTGTGTCTGCAACTTCTGCTTCATGTTGTTGATGGCTACATTCACATCAATGTAAGCCTTGTCCTCTGAAGCACCAAGGAAGGTGTTGAGTCTCTTCAATTCCTGATGCGTGAGTTTGTGGACGCTGGCCTCGGGAGCATCAACTGCATTGTCCTGAGAGTCCAAGGGTCCAACCTTTGTGCCGACAACATACCCACCGTAGTAGTCGGTAGGAAGCATTGCTTCCTCAATCTTCTTACGCAAGTCCTTGAAACGCATCTTGACTCCTTACTTACTTCGAGTACGAAGTGATCCACTTGGCATCGGCGGCATTACGGTCGAACGACAGCGTGAATTCGGCAAAGCCGGTTGCTCCCGTCAGACCGTTGATGGTGCCGAAGGTGACACCCGAGTTGTCGCGAACGATTAGATCAACAACCTTTGTACCGGCAGCAGTCTGGCCACCGACAACAAGAACAGCGATGTTGTCTTGACGATACTGCTTGATCCCCGGATCATCTCCGGTTGCACCGAAGAAGGCGTTGTACACAACCTCTGGAATGGCAGGAGCGGCATTGCCGACAGTCAGTCCGATGCCGGTGTAGAGAGCCATTCCGTTGTAGGTTCCCGACAGACCGATAGTTAGGTTCTGTGTCAGGTTGGTATCGTTGGCAACAATCTTGATGTAAGCGGTAACGCCGGTCAGGCCACCGAGGGTGGACACGCCATAGGCATTCACGCCATACTGGTAGCCGACTCCAGCACCGCGAGTTGCACCATTGGGAACAACATAGGTGATGTTGTCGTGGGTGACTCCAACACCAGCAGGACCGCCTGCGGTGGCGCTGTCTCCATCGAAAGGAGTCGAGAAGTAGGGAGAATACTGCACTTCGGTGGACGAAGTGATGCCACGGCTGTCCGAGGAGAGCCCGCCTACTGTTCTGTAGGCATATGCGCTGTTTACGCCACCCGTGATCGAAGGATCATAAGGCATGGTGACAAGGAGTTCCATCTGAACAGGAACCGAGTTGGTTGCGGTGGTTCCTTGGCTGAAGAAAGACCCATCAAGGGGCTTCTCCCAACCACGGACGGTGCGGACGCAAAGTCTCTTCTCGATCTTGTTCAGCCATGACGGCTTCGACTCTTCGCGATTGTTGTTCTTCCAGAGTGGCATCTATGGTTCTCCTTTGGGGGCTCTGTTATTTAGTCTCTCGGAAAGGGATTACTTGATCCCTGCGTCCTTTGCAACCTTGCTGAAGCCGCCACCGTAGGTATAGCCCTTGGGGTCTTTGTTGTACTGCTTCTGCATTGCTGCGAGGATCTTGTTGAACTTGGTGTTGTCGGCGCTTGGATAATTGTTGCGAATCCAAGAGCGAAGCATCATGTCGGATGCAGCCTCATCAACGACTTCTTCCTTCTTTAAAGTCTTACCGGCTCCGAGATCATTCTTAACATCGTACTTGCCCTTAATATTTACACCCTTTAGGTTCTTCAGATAATAACCAATAAGGTGCTTATAGTTAGGGTGCGTACCGTTGGCAAATGATCCGAAATTGTTCTTTTTCATCCATGCATTGATTCCATCTGCATGTTTGGCAAGTGTGTCATATGCTTTCTTAGTATTAGCCGAGGTGTAGGTTTTGTCGTTTGTTCCAAACACCTCTCTTACCCAGAGCATAAGTCCAGCCCGTGTTGTTGCACTCATTCCTGGATATTCGAAGAAATAACGGCCATCTTTTGTTTGTGTGACCTTAGCCTTGCTTTCGGTAAGAGTTTCTTCTTCGGTTTCGGTCACTACTGCCTCATCAACGACTTCTTCCTTCTTGGTTTCCTCGGCAACTTCCTTCTTAGCATCAACCTGAACGGGCTTGGAAGCCTCTTCCTCGTAGCGGTTGATCATTTCCGTGGTCGGAGTGCATCCGCACTTCTTCAACCCCTCTGCGAGGTTGCGGCGAAGGATGTCGCGGCGGCGTTCTGCCGACAGATAGCCCTCGTCAAGGAAGGCATGACCCAGATCGATGGAAGCCTGCTTTGCGGCCTCCATGATGGCGGTCGGGAGTTCGGTCTTCGAAATAGTTTCGCCACGAAGAACCTTCAGAATGTCATTTTGCAAATTGGCAGAGATTTTGTTACTGTGCATTGTTTACCTCTAGGTGAAGTTGATGCTTGGGTATTTAGCGAAATTTAACGCTTGCTGCCCTTGTACTTTTTCCAAATGTCTGCATCGGCGGTATGACGAGTCTTGCCGCCGACGATGAAACTGTTGACTCTTGCCAGACCCCATTGCTCGGGGCCAGCCCCCGGCCTATGGCCTCCCTTCCATGCGACCACTCCACGGTCATAGACTTGCTTGAGGAAGCGGTAAGGGATGCCTGAAGCCTTGGACTTCTTCTCCAAGGATGTATGTGCGGCTGGCTTGTCTTCGGAGATGTAGTTTTTGAATCTTTGCATTTGAATTATTCCGGGTTGTGGCCCCAAATCTTCAGAGCCAGAAGTTTCCTTGTTGGGCGACCCTTTTCGTCACGCATCGGTCCTTGGGCTCCCTTCATGCGTGTGATGAAATTGACCTGTCTTCGTGCCCATTCCCAATCGTTGGGTGTCCAATCCTTCTTCTTGGTCTGCAACATGCGTACAATGGCACGGGCCGAGTCTCGTCCGGACTTGATCTTTCCGCCCTTGGCTCCTGCTTTGGAAGCCTCCTTGCGGGAAAGTCCTGCTTCTTCGCCCTCATCTGAATCGATGAAGGACTCCAACTCCTTTGGACCCATGTTGACCAACTTTTCCCATTCCTTGTAAAGGGCATCCTGCTCTTCCTTGGCCTTGTCCTCGGTGTAGTACTTCTGCCCCGGAGTCATCTTGGAATACGCCTTGACGATTTCGTTGGTTCCGATTTCAAGAACTTCCTGCAACTTCTTCTTAATGATTCTTGCCGTGGACTCTGAATCCGTACTGTTGTACATCATCCACTCGAAATCCTCGTCCAAGGTTGTCTTGATGTTGGAATATGGTTCGTACATCTCGTTCTTGACGACTTCAATAAAGACCGTGCAGATGTCTCTTTCTTCCTTCGTCTGCAACTTGGATTGGTATTCCCTGACTCGTTCGACCTTTTCCGACATGGGGATGGAGAGTGAATCGATCTTCATCAATTGATCGATTGCCTCTTCAACCTTCTTCCCAAACTTCTTGGCAAACAATTGAGTGTACTTGGACTTTCTCTTGGTTTCCTTTGGATCACCCGGCAACTTCTTCCATGCACGGGGATCGCTGTCGGGAATGTCCTTGCGCTTGTCAAATTGTGCCTTTCGCTTTGCCTTCTGCGTCTTGCTCAGGCCAGCGACATACTTCTTCGGCAAGTCGGCCTTCGTGTCTCTTGCAGGAGACACGGCCTTTCCGGTCTTGGTTGTGTACTTGGATTCCTCCACGGATTCCTTGCCAAGTTCTCCCTTTTCCTTCTTGCCGCTGTCACGCTTAATCATTCCACGGGCAGCAAGACGAGCAGCACCTGTCGCACCTACGATCTTCATAGCCTGCGAATAGGTCACATTTGTGCTTCCATGCTTTTCCCTGATCTTTGAAATCAGACCGTCAAGGTGACTCTTCATTTCCTTGCCTTGCATGGCAAGTTTCTCCTCATCGATCTTCGTCTTCGAAGCCGACATGTCCTTGGGATCGACCATGACACCGGCCTGAACGAGGAAACGAAGACCAAGAAGAACCTTGTAGTTCATGTGGCTTCTGTCGGCAAGACTGAACTTGACATTCTTGAATTCCCTGCCATTAAATTCAACATCAAACAGGACAGTCGGACGGACTGCCTCTTCCTTGGAAGAACCATGGCGAAGACGAATACGGCTCTGTATGGGCTTGGTCATCTCCTTCTCGCCATTGAACTTGAAGGTGACTGTGTGGTTCTTCTCGTTGATCTTAATGTCCGTGGCATGGATTGAGTTGTAACCGCTGTTGCCCGTATCCACCTTGCCGTAGAATTCCTCGCCTGCGACCTTTATTGGTTCGACCACCGCGACGGAACTGAACAACTTCCAATTCTGCTTGTTGGACAGGTGCTTGACGAGTTCTTCGACAAGTTCATCGCCATCAACATCCTTTGTCGGCTTTCCGTCCTCATACAGAGTGTAGACATTTCCGCTTCCGGGGCTCGCATTCATCTCTATGATGTAAGGCTTTCCACCAGCGACCACATGATCGACTCCGACATAGTAGCACTTGGAAACCCTCGCCACGGTTTCCACCAACTTGATCTCGTCCTCAGATAGTTCGAATGAACCGCCCTTTGAACCACGGGCAATATTCGTTCTGAAGTCTCCCTTGGCCTTGTCTCGCTTGGCAGATGCGAAAATCTTGCCGTTGAGACAGATGCTTCGGACATCATGGGTGAAGCCGGGAATGAATTCCTGAAGAATGATCTCGGCACCGTACTTCCACAGGCTTTGCAGCACGGACACAAGTGACTTTTCGCTTTCGATGATCGATACGCCAATTCCCTCCGCTCCCGTCAGGGTTTTGACGATGACGGGGAACTTCCCTCCGATCTGCTTCAGGGCATCGGGAATGGATTCAGCATCTGCGACGAATGCAGTCTTTGGGTGAGGAATGTTGTGTCGCTTTAGCGTGATGGCAGTCTGCAACTTGTTTGCACACAGATCCATGCCGCCTCGTTCGTTCACCATGAATACGCCGTTGTTCTGCAACAACATGAGGAGGGCAATGCCGACTTCGCTGTTCATCGTGCCACCACGGACAACGCACAGGGTCTGGTTCGGGATGATGGTGACATCATTTCCTTCGCCATCGAAGTTCTCTATGGTGATCTTGTCGGGACTTGCCTTGGCGATGTTGATGGTGGCGGTCTTGATGCGGATCGGATGGAAGTTCACCTTGTACTTCTTGCAGGCTTCCTCCATCTTTCCGATTGTGCTTTTCTCGCTCTCTTCCATGCTTGAAGTGAGAGCGATGATCGTCACGGGTGTCTTGGTTTCCTCTACGATCACCTCTTCCTTTAGGCTCATTCCCTTGCGGACATCATTGTACATCTGCTTTGCTACCGTCTTGGAAACTCCTGAAGGAATGCCCGTCATGAAGGTCTTGATGTCCTTATCGAATGCGGCCTTACGCATCTTGCTTGCAGACATGCCGACCACTCCCTCAGAATCGGGATCACGCTCTCCTGCGCTGATTATCTCGTACTTGCTGAAGTTGTACCCGTCCTTCTGTGTCGGGGTCTTCTTGATGTACTTCTTGACAAGTTGGTATTCCGTCATGTGATCGGCACCGGTCACAACATAAACCTGTGTGTAGCCTTGGTCGCTCAACTCCTGCATACAGGCATATACACCCGAACCCTTTGCCGAAGGCTTGGGCATCTGCTTGAACTTGTAGCCGGGGAAGAATTGCTTGAGATACTTGGCTTTCTGCGCCGCAGTCAGGGGATTCTTCTTAGGATCGTTGGAATAACTGTAGTAGATGACATGAGCATCGGCACCCTTTGCAGACTGCACTTCCTTGACCTTCTTGAGAAGAAGTTCATGCCCTGTGGTGGGGGGATTGAACCTCCCAACAGCCACTACTACGGACTTGCCCTTTGGCTTGAAGTTCTTTGTTGCTTCCGAGAAGGTTTTCATTTCTTCCAATCCTTGGTTATGTTCATGTTTGCGTTTGCGAACACCAATCTGTCTATCAACTTGATGGTTGAACAAGTCTTTCCACACACGGCAACGAATCCTTCGGGATTGGTTGCCTTCAAGCCGGATGCGGTTGGCAAGTATGTTCCTATCGTCTTTACTTCAGACAACTTGCTGATTACCACCATCTTTGCTTCCGACACCAACGAGTGAACCTTGAACAACTGATCAAACTGCCCTGCGTATGCATCGATGAAGGCAATTGCCTTCTTCTTGTCGTTTTGTTTCTCTGCTATCTTTGTCTGTGTCTTCAACTTCGCGATTGCTGCATTGTATTTACCTTCGATGAACACCTTCAACTTGGCGGAATCGTATTTTGAAATTCCTGCCCGAACCCCCGAATTGATGAAGGGCATCAGTTCTGCGTAGATGTCCTTTTCGTGGGACTTCTTCACAATCTTGAGAAATGAGTTGACTTGGGTTGCCGATGCCGCAATCAATCCAATAAGGTCAACTATCTGCTTGGCGTTGCTTGCCGTGAGGAAGGTTGATCCTGATGGCGGGGACGGCAAAGTGGCACCCGTGAACCATACGGCAGTTGTCTGCTTGAACCCTTGCAGCGAGGAAAGGGGAGACTTGGACAGATCCTTGAGTTCCTTGCCCGTGCCCGTGTACTGCGTATGGAATACGATTCCCATCTTTGCAGCCTTTATCTTCACTCCCATTGGGCTGTCAGCAGGAACGGCATACATGATCGTGTTTGGTCGGAAAGTCACCATAGATGTACCGTCAATTGTGGCGATCTTCTTGTTGTCTGTGAAGAGCAAGTCCCCATGATAGATTCCCTTTGCAGGCAACACGGAGGGAAGGTTCTTCAGGCAAACTGAAAGTTTGGATGCAAGTTCCGCCTTGTCTCCATACTCCCGGTTGATGTCTGCCTGTGTATAGCAAATCTTGGGATTGGCAGAAAGGGTTGCTCCCTTGAGTGCCACGAAGAACTTCTTAGTTGCCGGGTGGATTCCTGCCACTATTGCCGGTGCCCCATCCCACTTCGTGGTGATGACCATCTTTGCCGTAGGGGTGGCTGAAGCCAAGGACTTCACCAGATTCTTAAGGATTTCGGTGGCTTTCTTTACCCCTCCATCCAAAAAGATCAAGTCCTCAAGGTGATCAAGATGCTGCGACTGCACCGCCTCCATGACGGGTTGCCGCTCTTCGATCAGGCTTGAGAAAGTCCTTATCATGGTCATATTTATCCTTTCCCCCATCCTGATTTAAAGAAACAGCCCCCTGCTAGCGGGGGCTGTCGGGCCGGAGATGCTATCTCTGGCGGGGTGCATTTATTGAATTTCAAGCGTTAAGTTGGACTTCCTGTTCCTCTGCGGTGTCAAACAAAGTCGCTTCGACCTGTTCCCGTTCACGATAAACAGCAAGCACGGTGTCCTTGCGGACGAGGAACAAGTGCTTTCCCTCATGGACCGTGGCGTGTTCCCAAGAACCACATACGACTTCCTCGCCGTTCTTCAGCGGGAACTCGTCCGGCCTCCGTGCCCAAGAGAAAGACCGTCCATCTCCCATCACAGGGCTGTCAGAGAACTTGCTGTCACCCACAGCATAGATTCGGCCCGTGACATTGTAGAGCATGTCCGTGGTGAAGTTGGCGTTGCTTCTGTCAGTTCGCTTCTCGAATTCTTCCTTGGTGGTTTCGATGATGATGTAGTCAGTATTTGGAATAAGCATGGCAATCTCCTTTGTGGTGGTATTTATCCGTCAAGTAGGGCGATCAGGATTCGAACCTGCGCCAGAGAGGTATAAACTCTCCTGGGCCAACCAAAGACCCCCTCGCCCCATTCGGTGTCACTCAAGTGACTTGGTTCTCTGTATGTGCTTCAGCAAGGCTTTGTAGATTGGATCGACTATGAGCATTGCCTCCTCATCGGTGTAGTAGTAGCCACACTTGGCATTGACGCATTGATATACGGGAAGGTTGTAGACGATGGTTGCCTTGACCAATGGTTCTGTCCGTGCATTTTCCCTGCTTCCGATCTCAAACTGATGATCTCGCAATGTTCGAAGCGTGGCACAGCCGCAATTCAGGCAAGTCGGCCCGTTGGTGGGATACTTATCTGAACCGTACTTTGCTCTTCTTGCTTGAGCAATGCCCTCTAGTATCGATGTCCAGATAATTCGAACGCTGCCGATCATCGTCATGACCCAATCTGTAATTGATCTCTTCAACGAGATGACCCATTTGGGCATCTTCACGAATCGAAAGTTCATTCAGGATTCCTCTTGCCTTCTCTTGAGCCTCCTCCACGGAGCAGGCTTCAATCGGAATGTCAATGTGTAGGCGATATGTCATGGTGTAAAGTATACCTTGTATGTTGACAAGTTCAAGACCAGTCATCGAAATTATTCTTCTTGACAAACTTGTCCTCCATCCGCTGACGGAAAGTCCTGAATCCTCCCTGTTCCTGCTCCTCGTCCTTCTCGGCATCGCCCATTTTAGAAATGCCTTGCTGTGCGGAGGCATCCAAATCAAACAACTTCATCTTGCTGCGGTCAACACCGACAACGAATCGCCTGTTACTTGACGGGTCACCATATCGATTCTTCAACTGCTTTACCATCAACTGTCCAAGTTCCTCAAGTTCCTCGGTGGAAATCAGGGCAACCATGAAGTCAGCCGTGGCGGGAAGACCGAAGGACTCGCTTGTGTTGGTGAGTTCCACATCGCTGTTTCCGAACCCTTCGCGATTGGTCTGTGTTGCCGTGAAGATGGGAACATCGTACTTGACGGCCATGCCACGAAGTTCCTCGGCAATCGCCTTGACATAAGTGTAGGAGTTCACATTGGAGTTAGCCTTGAAGCGACTTGATGCACAGATGTTGAGATAGTCGATGAACACGATATCGGGCTTGAAGTTCTTCTTCAGCCGCAGTTCATCCAACAGGTGTTCAAAGTGCATAGCATTTGCCGTTGCTGTGGGATACTCCTTGATGATCAACTTCGATGAAGTGGAGGACATGATCCTCTGCATTTTTCGGGTGTAGATGTCCTTGGGCAACTTCTTCAGGTCATCAAGGGAGATGTCCATGAGATTGGCATCGATGCGTTCTGCGATCCTCTCCTCTGCCATCTCACAGGTGATGTACAGGACATTGTTCCCACCGATAAGGCATTGGGCGGCATGATGGCACATGAAGAGGCTCTTGCCCACACCCGTGCCCGCGAGGATGACATTGAGTGTCTTGCTCGGTACACCTCCTTGAGTGATCTTGTTCAGGTATTCAAGGTCAAACGGCATCTTCCGTTCGATCTTGTGGTAGAAGTCGTACCGTTCGTTGTGGTCATCGATGAAGTCATGGCCGATGTGTGTGTCGAACGAAACAGCCAAGGCATCAGATAGAATCTCGGGAATGGCGTTCTGTGTCTTATTGCCCTTGCCATCGATGATCTGAATCGACTCCATGATGGCATTGTAGATGGCCTTGTCCCGGCAGAACTTCTCGGTGCTTTTGACAAGCCAGTCTGTGTCGGGCTTGTTGTACTCCGCGATCTCTTCGATTACCTTCTTTGCCTGCTTGAACTCTTCTTCGGAAAGTCCATCACGGTTCGATAGGTCGATGCAGAGTGATTCTGCGGTAGGAGTCTTGTTATAGGTAGTGATGAACGAGTGGATGGTTTCATAGACCACCTTCTCGTTTCGATCCATGAAGTACTCGGGCTTGATGAACGGCAAAGCCCGACGAGCGAACTCATCATCGTGAATCAGCGAACGAAGTACAAGGGTTTCGATTCGATCAGAAGTCATTGGGCAAAGTATACAGCACCCAACACCGAAGTCAAGACAGGTTCAGTCCAGATCGAACTTCTCCATGCAATCAAACACAAAATCCGAACAGACTGCACCGAATGTTGGTTCTTGAGAATACGCCTCTATCGATTCTTTTGAAAGCAATGGAACCACGCACTTCTCTGTCATTTTATTTGTCAAATCATGCGACCATATCCATCCATTGCTTATCAATGTGTATCGATCACTTTCGTGGCAGAAAAACTTACAATCAGGGCAATTCTCCATCAGCCACACCAAAGCCTCGTATTCCTTGACATGAATCCATAGCCTGTCCTTTCGATTGTTCAGCCAAGAGGCAGAAACAACAAAGTCGGGTGTGTCGTGCCCCAAGTGAGGCATACCATCCCGCATCCGTAGGTCTATCTCACAGTCAAAGCCACGATGGATGCACTCATCGATGTAGGTTGGGGCATTCTCAAGTTCAGGCTTGATGCCGTTGAGATTTCCTCTGTGTGAAATGTAGATCATAGTACTGTTGCTTCCTCCTCATGGTACTTCTTCCAATATTGATAGCAGGCCACAAGATCGATGACATTCTTCACTTGCGTTCCCTTGAGAATCGTGGCCCAAGCCTCAAAATTCTCTACTTCCTCTGGAGTCCCAAACACCGTGACATAGGGTGTATCGTAGTATCCAACCTTCAATCCATCACGAACGAGAAGATTGTAGACAAGCGTAACATAGAACTCGCCGTTGTACTGTATCTTCTCGGCTACTGCTTGGTCAAAATACTTCTTGATATAGGCACCCTTGCTGAAGTAATAGACTCCCGTGGATGCATGTTCATCCATCGGATTGTCCGTGTAGCAAGCCTTCTCCTTGATCTCCTCAAGGATATTGTTGCTTCCCTTGACGAAAGCCATCTTCGTGTGAGCAAGGGTGTGTGGATGGAATCCCGTGTGCGTGAGTACGCAACCGGCATATCCTCCCTCATGCATCTTGGTTTCGAAGTCCTTGCGATCCCACAGATGTGGGTTATCGCAGTACGAGATGATGACTTCCTCGTCATCCTTGATGTGATCGTAAGCAGCCTGAACCGTGTAGACCGGGCCCAACTTGTGCTGCGGCATCGAAATGATGGTTGCATTCTTGACGATTGCCCGAAGGATTTTCTCCATGTTGGTCGTTGCCAAGTGAACATCATTACAGATGAAGACGAACTCATCGTTTTCCGTGTCGAACATATCAAGAATGTAATCGATAATGCGCTTGCCGTTCACACGAATGAGCGGCTTGGGATCGGCATAACCCTTTTCCACGAACCGATTCCCCGTCCCTGCCATCGGAATCACAATCTTCATGCTATAGCCTTCCTATACTTTTCTGAAATCATTGAGTTGAGTGCCGTTGCCTCTTCCTCCGAAAGGTAATTCGGAGATAGACAGGCTGCATTCAGCAGACCAAGTATGTAGTTGTTGGTTGAGCGCATTTCATCAGGCAAGACGGCAGCATCGGGGAAAAGTGGCAGAGATTCTTGCTTGCAATCTTCAAGATCAACGAAAGACTCAACATGATTAGCAAGCCATCTCTTGCATCGGTTGTTTATTCTTTCGGTTGTCTCCAATGCCTCCTGCGGGCTTTCGGAACACACGATCAGTCCGTGGTTCTCTAGAAATATGATGTTCGCTGGCATGTCTTCTATCAACCTGTTGGTGAGCATCATGCCGGGTCTTGTGTATTCAATGAAATCGTATGAAAGATCGTGGAAGATGTCCCTGATGGTTCCCCTAGCCTCCTTGCTGCAAAGGATGGCATTGAGATGGATAGGATGCGTATGTACTACCACTCGCTCGGGCAACACTACATGGAATCCTGTTTCCATAGATGGCCTGCTGCCCATTTTCCGTGAACGATGAACGAACTCCGTGTATTCCTCCTCCGACTGAAATTCAGGAAAGTCCCCATCTATGTCACAAAGACTGAATCCGTGATGTAGATTTACATCGGACATTCTCGCACCTGATGACTTGATAATGATTCCGCTCTTTGACTTCACGGAAACATTTCCTCCCGGTCCCTGTACTAAGGAAGGATCAAGCGATATCCACTTGCAGAGATTCATGTAATCCCGAAGAGAATCGTAGAATTCCTTCATCCTGTCCATCAATGCAATTCCCTTGCCGTTCACAGAGATGTACTCTAGCGATATCGATCCGTCCCTTCCCTTCGTGAACTTCACCACCACATCCGCTCTCTCTTTCTGCGGCGTGATGTACAATTCCTCGTCCTTCTTTCGCCTCTTCATCGTTTCAAGAACTTGGCTTTCCGTGTAGCCCCTCTTCTTCGTATCTCGCTTCACCTTCCACTCGGTCTTCAGCGTATCATCCGTATCAACAAAGATCGTCAGGTCAGCAAGGCTATAGGTCGGAATGTGGTACAGGGCATGAAGCCCTTCGTACAGAACATGTTCCCTTGGTTGAACCAAAATTGGAGAATCCCATATTCCCGTGTCGTGGTTGTACTTTCTCCGTTCGATGGTTTTGCCGTCCATGAGAGCCCGTATGTCAGCATAGCCTCGCTCCAAGTCGTTCTCTTCTGGATCCAAGTGAGTTTTGATCTTCCACACGGGACTTGTTCTTTCCCATCTGTGTAGATCATCTCCGCTCAGAGTGGTGCAATTCTCCGCACCCAATACCGACTGCATCAAAGTCGATATCGTGGTCTTTCCCACACCCGAACTGCCGGATATGCAGATGAATGCCATCAGATCATCTCAGCGATTTCAAGAATACGCATCATGGGCCTTTCCTGTTCGTGATAAGGCCGATGGCAATGCAAATCCATGTATCCCTTGTTCCTCAATTTGTTCTCATCATACAGATAGTTGCTACCTGTCCATTGAGGTGTAAATCTTCCCTGAGCATCAAACAGTCTTCCTACTCTGTCGATCTTCTGATTCCAAATGTGGTATTCCTTGCCGTAGAAGCCGCTGATCTTCTTGGACTTCAATCCATACCATATCTGTTCGGAGGTATAGCCTTCCTCAGCAATCCAGTACATACCATGAATGTTCTGATTGAGGGTCTTTCTGGCATCCTCCTTTATCATCCCATGCCTCTGTGCTTCAATCACATATTGAACAACTTCCTTGAAGGAACGACCGTTGAAGAACAACTTTTCATAAAGATGACCCTTTGCAACATGGTAATGTCCGGGAAGATCAAAGCCACCATTTGCATACGATCCCAACTTCATAAAGGTATCGGCGGGGATTCCGGGGAATCCATCCGTTCGAGCATCGGGACGCATCTGTGCAGTAAGAGTATAGTTCAGGTGAGCATAGGCATCGTCGGGAATGCTAGGAAGGTCTTCCAAGAAGTACTCGGTCTGCAAAGGTATCTGATCAATGTCACCAATGATCCATGTCTTGTCTGGCTCGGTCTTTGGATAGTAAAATTTGCAGAACTGTATCTGAATGATGTCCGGCAAGTCTTTGTCAAACTGCATCTCCACTACTTGCCCATATTTCTCAGACATGCCACACTTGTTCTTGTCACCAAACAACAGGCATACCGGTTCAACATTGAACTTGGTCTTCCATACACGGGACTGAATGTTCCACCACGGGCTAAATGTCTCGGAGCATCCAAACACCACTTTGTCGAGTTTCATCTTGCTTCTCCATTTTCCTTCATGGTCTTTATTGTGTTCATTGTCTCTTTATACTTCACATATTTCGGATTGATGTACCAGTCTTCGAACGGCCATCCTCTGTGTAGATCCGAGGAAATCGCCATGTGACCCACATTGTCAACGATTCTTATGTAACCGTTGCGAGTCAAGAGGTCAAACACATCTCTCTTGAGTTCATCCACTCCAGCATTACGAGAATATAAATTGTGTTCTATGGTTGCGATCTTGAATTCATAACCACCACCAACAAAAGACTCAATGGCCTTGTAGTCATTTCCTTCTATATCCACGGACAGATAGTCAACCACAGTTGGGCATCCATTTGCAGAGAGAACATCGGAAAGAAGGACTGTTCCTTCTGACCCATCCCCGATGAAGCAAGAAACACATTTGCACTTTCTACCCAACATTCGCTCCATGCTTCCATCTATGGCTATACCTTCCCACCCTCTTTCCTCAAACATCAAAGAATTGCTGTTTATGTCGATGGCTTGGTCATATCCAGCACCGACATCCACAAAGAACCCCTTGGTGGGACGAGACAGAAGAATGTCTACGAATTCATCTTGAAATGCTTGCGAATACATCATTCACCCCAATTCAGGCCATCATTGCCGCCCGAAATGTATTTAGCCATCCCTTGCGACAAACGGTTCATCCTGTAGTCATCTCCCTGCAAGATTTGCCAGATTTTTTCAGGGACTTGCTTGTTGGGTATGGCACTCAAATTCCTTACCCATGCGTTGTGGTGATATGCTATGTCCTTGACCGCCCATGTCTTCTTGGGATCAAGGAACATCTTTACACCCAACCAATGGATGGGTGCATCCCCCCACCGTCGATAATAAATGTTTCCTGTCCGGTCAAGATGATCGAAGTAATCCATGTACTCCTTGCCTCGGAAGAAAGAGAACTTTGCAATCTCAAAGTTCGTGTAGAAGAGCCGATAGTTCCACTTTCCATCCACCAAGCAACTCTTGAAATACTCGCTCATTTCGATGTTGTTTGTCTTCAGGAAGTTCTCGGTTTCTTCCCATAGACCCTGTGCAACGCTAGGAACCTCTCCATCTTCCTCACTCATGTAGGCATATTCATAGCCTTCATTCTTCATTCGCTCAAATGGATCGTAAGAAATGGGGGAGTAGATGTAGGAATCGGAATCAAGCCTCCAATACCAATCATACTTGAGCAATCTCTCATCCCGATAGATTCCTCCCGAATGGAAGCGACACATGTGTCGGTAACCCATCCAAGCCTCGCTCAATGGCACGATGTACTTGCTTTCATCGGCAGATACCCAAGAAGGCATTTCGAAAGAAAGAAGTTCAAAGCGAATGCTCGGAATGTAGCCAAGTTGACGATGCAACTGAACCGTCAGGTTGGCAACATCAGTCTTGGTTATGTCATCATGGAACACGATGATCGGATATTCCCGTGCTTGCTTGAAGTTGTAGCAAAGCAAACTGAGACTGCGGTAAAGCAGGGGCAAGTCACGCTTTCGTGACATATAGATGATCGCGGCATTCTCAGCCATTTGTCAAATTCACTTTCCGCATTTCCTGAATGTTTGTCTGTTCTGTTGGCCGTTGTGTTTCCGTGACTTGGGGTGACCATCTGTATACGCACATCACCTTATCCAAGACATATTGCGTCTTGGCCTTCTCCAATGCACCGAGAGTGAATGCGGCATCCTCGGCCCAATTGCTGTCACCAAACGGAACCGTCTTTATCATGGAAGTCTTCCATGCACACCATTGCCAAGGAGGACGCTTGCAAGGAATAGTGTTGCCCTTGGAATCAACTTCAAGTTGGTCGAAAGGATGAACTCTGTTATGGTCAAGGCTCGTCTTCACCAACCATGTCTTGCCGTTGATGGTGGCTTCTTGATTGTAGCAAATCACATCCATATCCATTTCTTCCGTGATGAGTCCACGCATGGTTGCGATGTAGTCACCAACCACATCATCGTCATCATCAATGATGCATGAATACTTTCCGGTTGCCATGGAGAGCAACAGGGACTTCTTTCTTCCTATGCTCATCATCTTGTTGTCAACCAAAGACAGAACCTCTATGTCCTTGCTGTCGCCAATCTGTGTGAGCAGGCGAGAATACAGAGGATGCAAGTACATTCTCAGGCGATTGGGGATGCTCGGAATGCATATTGAAAGTTTGATGTCAGTCATGCGTTTCCCACCTTGTGATTTATCCATGCTTCGTTGCAGCCAATCGTCATGCCGTATTCGAAGCCATTTTCAGAAAGCATTCGCTTACATTCTTCTGTGGCATGATTATTCTGATGAAACTCTACCAGAACAACATAAGTCGGTATCGACCAATCAAATGTCTTGAGAACACCATACTCGCCACCCTCAACATCAACCACCAAGAGGTCGATTCTGTTGGGCTTTCCTGCCTCGGCAAGGATGGCATGGAATGGCTTGCTCTGTACGGGTATTTCGTGTTCCTTTCCATACAGATTCGTTTCTATGTGGGTGTCCTTGATCCCGCCACCGGAATCACCACCGTTTCTTGAGTAGAACAGTACCGTTCCATCAACCTCAGATACTGCGTAGTTGAAGTTCTTGCAATTCGGCCTGTTTGCCCACAGACGCTTGTACTGGTTGGGTTCGGGTTCAATGAGAATGCCGGTCCAACCAAGTTCATCTTCAAAGAACTTCGTGTTCGAATAGGTCACCCCATCCATCGCACCAAGTTCAACGAAGAATCCGTTGCGGTAGTTCAGGTACTTCTTCCACAGAATGACATCCTCTGACTGTTGCGAGTAGAACATCACGAAATCTCCACAGGCAACCCAAAGTTGATTGCCTTTCTCTCCAAGAACTTCTGACGATCAACGGTCTGCCCGATTCTCATGTTCCGAACCATCAACTCATCATGCCATGGGACGAAATTGTGGAAGATGGGTCTTCGGTCGATATGACGCAACACTCCCAACTTCGTGAATACCAGAGTCTGTTCGTCATCACAGGACTCCGAAACATAGTCGGGATGATAGATGTATCCGAAGCGATCATACAGTTTGCGGCCAATCACAGGCAGGGTGATGAGTCCCTTCCATCCTTCAGGTCGCCCATCAATCTTGGTTTCAAGCCTAGGATCGGTATTGTAGTTGATGGCACCGTTGGTATCAGGGAATTCGGTGAGCATGTCATTGGCGATGATGTCATCCCAACCATTTTCCTGCGGCTCCATGTCATCGGCTGTTGCCACCACAACATCCCAAGGAACATCCAAGGGAATGTCACGATTGATTGCGTTGATCTTGCCTTTGCTTTCGCCGTAATGGTACATGATCTTGGCAGTACCCCTTTGGTTCTGCTTGGCAAGGAACCCACGAATCCTGTCGTTGTTCATGAGGGGATCATCGCTGTCCATGCTGATTACAACGGTGATCTCATGCTTCTCGGAGATGCGATCCATGTATCCCAAGAAGTTGGTGACAAACTTTTGTGGTCGCTGACGAGTCGGGTATTTCAATAGTATGTGCATTTAATCGCTCCAATTGCAGCCGTCAATTCCAGTCTTTGCGTATCGATCCAAGGCATATAGAAGCCTCGCTCTTCTTCCCTTGGGATTGCTGTCCCCATCAACATAGCGGAGAATGTCATCCGAAACCTTTCCATCCTTCAGGGAACTCAGATTTCTCAGCCAATTGTTGTGCTGATAGGTCATGTCCTTGACTGCCCATGTCTTGCTTTCGTCCATGAGCATGTTGACTCCTAGCCAATGGATCACATTGTCGCCCCATCGGTTGTAGTAAATCTGTCCCGTCTGATCAAGATGGTCAAAGTATGCCATGTAATCGTTGCCTCGGAAGAATGACAACTTTCCAATTTCAAAGTTGGTGTAATACATGGTGTGATCCCATGTCTTGCCATCTTCCAAGGAATGTTCCTTCAACTGCTTGCTCATGGATATGCCATTCTTCTTCATGAAGTCCATGGTTGTATCCCACAGCCCCATACAGACACGGGGCAAATCCTTCTCATCAGTATCTCCCATGTAGGCATACTCGTATCCGTTGTCTGCCATTCTTTGGAATGGATCGTAATCCACGGGAGAGAGAATGTATGAGTCTGAATCCAATCGCCAGTACCAATCATACTGAGCCATGCTTGGATGGCGATAGATCCCACCCGAATAGAACCGACACATATGACGATACCCCATCCAGAACTCGTTGAGGGATGTGGTGTACTTCGATGGATCAGGAGAAACCCACGAAGGCATCTCCCACTTCAACTCTTCGAAGTTTATCTTTGGCATGAATCCAAGTTCACGGTGCAGGGCAACCATGAGACTTGACATTGCCACACGATTCAAGTCATCATGAAAGACAAGGACAGGATACTGCTGTGCGTACTTCCAGTTCTTGAACAGCATGACGAGACTCCGATGAAGAATCGGCAAGTCCCTCATGCAAGACATGTATGTAACTACCGCATTTTGAGCCATGATCTAGATTTCACCTTCCTGCATACTGTATGGATTCAGATGTACTGTCGCTGTATCGGTAGTGATGCAGCACTTTATCTATGTGGGTTTCGGAAGTCACATACGGAAGCATCCGCATGACCCAATCCAAGTCCTCGCCATATGACGATGGGCGAAACGGAATGTTCTTTGTGATTTTGGAGCGCCAGAAGCACATGTGGTATGGAGGCCGACGAATCGTCCTCATGCCCGATCCCGGCACCCACGGCTCATGCGGGTTGCCAACTTTGAAGTTCACCATGAATTCCTCGCCATTCACGGAGCAATGTTGGTCAAAGGTGATCACATCCGCAGGCGTTTTTTGCATCGCCTCGGTGAGGGACGAGACATAATCATTGGAAACCATGTCATCATCGTCAAGAAACCCCATCCACTTGCCCCGTGCAGCCCCAAGAAGAGCCTGCCGCTTCTCTCCGATGGTCATGCACTTATTATCGATGAGCGTAAGAACCTCCACGCTGCCATCCGTGATTTGCTTCTCCAACTTTTCCTGCAATGGAAGATAGTACTTTTCGATCCTGCTCGGAATCGACAGGATCATCACGGTGAACAGGACATTGTTTCTATCTGTTGGCATGGTCTTTCCTCACCTTTGAAAGGTCGTAATCATACATCATTTTCGCCAAGGTTGCAAAGTCAACCTCTGGTTTCCACCCAAGGATGGAATGTGCCTTTGACGAATCCCCAACAAGGGATGGTATCTCGTTTGGTCGAAACAACTTCGGATCGACCACCACATAATCCTCATACGAACCAAGTCCCGCATGATCGAATACCACTTGAAGGAATTCTCTGACTGTGTGTTCCTTCCCCGTGGATATCACGAAATCATCCGCTTCCGTCTGCTGCATCATCAGCCACATGGCTTCGACATAATCCCCCGCAAAGCCCCAATCACGCTTGACATCGATGTTTCCCAACACAAGGTTGTCCTGCAATCCCTCCCGTATCCTTGCTGCTCCAATCGTGATCTTGCGAGTCACGAATGTCTCTCCACGGCGTGGGCTCTCATGGTTGAACAGGATGCCGCTTGAGGCATAGAGTCCGTAGGCAGATCGATACATCTGAGCGCAATAGTGTGCGTAGACCTTGGACAATGCATACGGGGAAACGGGCTTGAATGGGCTGTTCTCGTTGAATCCATTCGGTCCCGATCCCTTGCTGATGCCGAACATCTCAGAGGAGGATGCTTGGTAAAACTTTGTCTTGGGCGACACCGACTTGATGACATTGAGCAAGTTCATCGTGCCTTGGCATATCGTTTCCGCCGTATGTTCGGGCATCTGGAAGGAAATCCCCACATGGGACTGCGCTGCAAGGTTGTATATCTCATCGGGCAGATATGTCTTCACTATGTGGTTGGTACGAGACACATCGCTGACATCGCATATCTCCAACTCAAAGTTCGGATTGCTCAGGATGGATTCGATCCTGTGGGTGCTTGAGGACGGAGAACGGCGCAGTCCGACCACACGATAGCCCTTGCCAAGCAAGAATTCGGCAAGATAGGAACCATCCTGCCCATTCACTCCGGTGATGACTGCTACCTTATCCACTCAAAGCCCGAAGTTCTTGTCTCTTCGGTTCTTGTAGTTCTCCCCATCGACGGAATAGAACGCAGGATTCTCGTTCCTCATGTACAAGGCATCGACACCAATGTCAATCCAATAGTGCTTGATGATAGTGTTGTCGATATAGGTCACCTTGTGGAGGATTCTGCTGACATCCGTGAATTCGTTGTCGCAGTAGACACTCTTGTAGGAAGGATGGTAAATGTACCCGAAGCGATCATAGTACTTCTTGCCGAGGATGCACAGGGTGTTGAGGCTTTCTCCTCGCCGCCCATCGTTGTAGTGCAGCACTCCATCAAAGTCAGGATAACATAGAACCATGTCCTTCATGATGATGTCATCGTATCCTGCCTTGACGGGAATCATGTCATCAGAGGCAAGGAGAAGAACATCGTAATCCCATCCACGATCAAGATCAGCATTGACTGCGGAAATCTTGGAATTGGATTCCCCATAGAACCACTTGACATTCTCTCCTTGCCTCTCAAGCCAACTGTGCATCCCCTTGTTGTTCATGGTGATGTCATCCTTGTCAAATGACAAGACGAATGTGACATCGTGCATACCCGAAAGCATGTTCTTGTACAGCCCGAATGTCTCCATGAACCGACCCGGCCTTGACCGGGAAGGGAACTTAATCAGCAGTCTTTTCCGCTCCATCGGCTTCCACCTCTTCCATGCCATACTTGAATTCCTTGGAGGCTGCGGCATCGATGGCCTTTAGGATTTCCTCGGTGTAATACTTTTCCGGGTTCTTGTTGATCTGTGACTCAAAGACGGACTTGCCATCGGGCAGTTCGATCTTGGTCGAACTCTTCTTGAAGACCCCGTGCTTGATGGCAAGCGGGACGAGTCCATAGTACTTGTCCAAGCCCTTGTCGAAGGTCAACAGGGTATCGATCATCTTGTTCTCGCGGGTAAGGCGACCCTTGTACAACTTGCAATGGATGATGTTGCCGATCACCTCGTTGTCCACCTTCTCCTTCTTCTTGGAAAGGTACACGATGGTGGAGGCTGCGTACTTGAGTCCCGTGCCGCCGCCCATCTCCTTGGTTGGGACATAGGCACCAATCACATCGTAGGTGTGGTTGGTGACGATCAGGGGAATGTTGTACTTGCCCAACTTCAGGGTCACGGTACGGAAGACCGACTTGATAATCTGCGAACGGGTCATGTCGCGGACTTCCTTGCCTTCAAGACCGTCGTTCATTTCCTTGCTGGTGGAAAGCATCCCGAGAGAGTCAAGTACAACCAGGATCGGCTTGCGATCCTCTTCCTTCATCTTGCCGTAACTGTCAAGAATCTGCAACATCTGGTGGCGGAACTGCTCAACCGTTGCAACAGGGAAAACGGCAACCCGCTTGGGATCAAGCCCACGGTCGTTGATCATGTCGCTTGTCACGGCCTGCTCCGTGTCAAAGTACAGGATTGCCCCGTCCTTCTTTTCCTCTAGGAACTTGCGGGCAATGCCCAAGGCAAAGTATGTCTTACCCGTTGCCGACTCGCCAGCGATGCCGAGGATCTTGTTGTCGGGCATACCGCCGTAGATCGTCCCTGACAGCAGGGCATTGAATGAATAGGAGCCGGTATCAACGAAGCCCGATACATCGGACTCCAATCCATCGACTGCCAGAGATGCGTGTTCGTTGCCAGAATCCTTGAGAATGCTCTTCAGAAAGTTGCTCATAGTGTAGACCTCATTGTTGAGTGATTATATCACATCATGTGCCAAGTGCAACGATGTGTTCGCAGTAAATTCGCAGACAGTTGACATGGGCAATTCGACGGACTCGTTCGGGAACATTGCATTGCTGACAGGCAATTGTTTCCGTGCAGACCACTTCAGGAACCCCCTGATCGTGCATGAAACTTTCAAAAGACCCCTTCTTGTGGGTTTCGATGATCGTGTTGCTGTCGCTGACCTCCATCCATTGCTCCAATTCGTTCACAAGCGTGAAAGGCAGGGCATCATCATCCCCGGCATAGTAGATGTATGCACCACCATAGCGATTCCTCATGTCTTCGTGCATAGTGTAATAGCCATTCCTAGCAAGACGCAGGACAAGATCCAAATTATCAAATAGACCTTGGGCCTCGGAGGATGGCTCAATTACGCTCTGTATCAACTTGCGGTTCTCGGGTTCGGCATAGTTGGGGTCTTGGCTACGGATGTTGTTCCGCATTCCCATCATGTTTCCCTCCACGGAAACCAAAGGCATGTAGGAAATGTTGATGTTCTTAGCGAAGAACTTGGAATCATCGTAACCAACAAAATCCATCAAACCTAGGGTAGCCGCTTCCTCATCACCGTGCCAACCGGTTGCCACAAGCATGGATGGAAGATTGGGATTCGGATTCTCGGGGTGGAAGATGCTGACCGATCCTGCGTATGTGTGTGCATAGCCGCTTGGGAGTCGCTTTGCGAACTCCGACAGATAAGCCTTGGCATTATGGCGCAGAAATGAGTCGATCATGCGAACAGGTCTTCCAATGAACTTGTCTTCTCCATCTTCCATCCGATGCAGTTGATGATTGTCCGCAGGGGTTCCTGAAAGGACTTTTCGAACTGCGTATCATAGTCAATGTATTTATCCAAGCCCAACTCGCTTGGAAACGCCGAAGAAAACGAGATCACATGTTCACGAATCGTATTGGGAATCTTCAGGTACACGAACTTGATCTTCTCGCCCTCGCTGATGAGAGGATACTTCTTCGACAATCCCTTCTCCTTCAACCAATGATTGTATACGAGCGAGCCCTTGACCGCGATGGGAGTTGACTTGCGGTAGATGGAGGAAGAGTCTCTGTATTCGGACATCTTCTTGCAGGAACGGGGGAAGGCAATTTCGTGGATCGGGGACTTGCGGAAGCGATCATGGAAGTCCGCGACGAAGGCTATCAACTGCTCCTCGGTGCCGTTCATGATGATCCGAATCGATTCCTTCAAGGCATCACGAACAATCTGTGGGGTCGATGACCGCGAAGTTTCGATACCCATGATCTTCAGGTCGGGAGTGCCAAGCAGAACATTCTCCTCTCCCATGAAGACATTGAGCATGTACCGCTTCTTTGCCGTCCATATGCCCTTGGATGCAATCGCCTCCCGCTTCATGTGCATCTTCTGACCGTAGGCATTCTGCTGCTTGGCGAGGTCTTCATACTTCTTGTTGATGAAGGGCTGCAATACATCGTTGCAGAACTTGTCAAGGAACTTGGTGATCTTCTGCTTGTCTGTTTCCTGCGGCATTACCTGTTCGACCAACTTTCCCAACCGCAGATAAACGGAGTCCGTGTCTGCGGCAATGATGAAGTCTTCGGTCTTCTTGGTCTTCAGGCTCTTGTTCAGGAAGTCATTGAGATGGCGTTCGATCCAACGGATGGACAACTGACCCGACAGCGTGATGGCTTCCGCAATGTCCTGATCGTAATAGCGGAAGTACTCGTTACCGCAGGCACCGAATGCCGAGTTCAACTGAATCTTACGCACAAGTTGGAAGTTGTGAAACTTGGAGATGTCGTTCTTGACTTTCTTGACTTCCTCTGGATCCGCATCATCGCCCAAGGTCTTGAGCCTGCGCTTGGCATCAAGCAACTTGCCCTTGTACATCTTGCGTTCCTCATACATCACTTCCATGAGGTAAGGCAACATGCCCTGCACATCGCGGCGGAAGGTGATGCAATTGGCGGCAACCGACAAGTCATTGTCCTGCCACTTGGCCATCTGCTTGGCTATGTCCGAATCCTCCTGCCACGGGCCAGACAGGAACTGATCCACGGGAAAAGCATTACGCTTGCCATGATTGGTCTTTGTCTCGGGGCTGAGGTTGTACTGCATCATCAGGTGTGGGTACAGGGAATCCAAGTCGAAGGATGCCACCCATTGATGCTCCCCGACGATGGGCTCCTTGACATATGCACCTTCGAACTTGTCCTCCTTTTCGATCCCTCCCCGCTTCATGGGGATGGCGATCTTTCGCTTGCAGAGTTCGTGGTAGATGATTGCGTCCCATGTGCGGACTTGGGAGAAGACATCGTTCAGGTTCACCTTTGCGCTGTAAGCAAGCGCAAGGGCAAGTTCCATCAACTTCAACTTCTGCTCAAGACGGTCAACGAGATTGGTGTCGTGGATGTTGTACTCAATGAACCGCTGAAAGTCATTGCGGTAGAAGTCTGCCAACGATCCATCGTAGGCGATCTTTCGGTCGGACAATTCAACCCATGCGATGTGGTCTAGTTTGTAGGACTCCCGTGTGACATAGGTGAACTTGCGATACAGGTCGAAGTAGTCAAGGATCGACATGCCGATCAGATCATACACCTCGTTCTCTCGCTCCATGACCTCAACGATTCGGCTCTTGATGACCCGCCACGGCGACAGCCGCATGGCTTCCTTCTCGCCAAACAGGCGAGTGATGCGATTGACAAGATAAGGAATGTCGAAGAAGTTGACATTCCACCCCGTGATGATGTCAAGATCAAGGGACTCCCATGCCGCAAGAAACTCCCGCAGCATCCGTCCCTCATCGTCGTACTGAAAGCACTTGACATTCTCGTCAGGGATAGAGAACTGTCCAAGACCAAACACGAATGTCTTGTCCCTGAACTTCAGGGTGATTGCATTCACCCGCTCGTTGGCGGTATTGATCTGCGGAAATCCTTCCTCGGACTCCGTTTCGATGTCGATGAATCCAATGCGTAGGAGAGAAGGATCATACTCAACCTCGCCCTCAAAGGTGTCACCGATGTATTGGTAGATGTACTCGGTGTTGCCGAAGATTTCGAACCCACCGACATCTCGGTATTCTTCCACGAACTCGCGGCAATCCTTGATGTCTCCCGGCTTGAACGGCTCCACCCCACGGCCATCAAGAGTATGCCACTCGGGATTTCCTCCCTTGCTCGGGACGAATAGGGTCGGGCTGTAGGAAACCTTCTCATGCACCCGCTTGCCGTTGGCATCATAGCCACGGTGAAGGATGCTGTTGCCACGAATAGAGATGTTCGTATAGAAGGGCTTCAAGCAAGGAACTCCGAAAGGCTGGCAGTCACCTCATCCCGAATGCGGCCCTCTGCAAGGGCGATGTAGTCGGGATTCAGTTCCGTACCAATATAGTTCCTTTCGTTGTTCAATGCAACTACCGCCGTTGTGCCGCTGCCCGTGAAGGGATCGAATACCGTTCCTCCCTTGGGGCATCCTGCCAAGACACAAGGTTCGATAAGTTCTTTTGGGAAAGTTGCAAAATGTGCCCCACGGAAAGGCTTGGTGGTGACAGTCCAAACAGAACGCTTGTTCTTGCCGCCTTCCCCAAAGGCTCTGAAACTGCCGGTGGTGTTTCCTCTGCCCTTTATGGGTTCTTCGATGCTTCCTCCATTTTTACTTTCCTTGCCTTTACGCATTTCCCCAACATGACTCCACTTGTGTGGTTCCTTGATTGCATTGTGGTCATAATAATACTTTGGCTTCTTGGACAGCAAGAAGATATATTCGTGTGCCTTGGTGCAACGGTCTTCCACGCTTTCGGGCATCGGGTTTGGCTTGTGCCAGATAATGTCCTGACGGAGATACCAACCATCCGCCTGAAGAGCAAGTGCCACCCGCCAAGGAATGCCGATCAAGTCCTTCTGCTTCAGACCGTTCTGCTTCTGTCGATTGGCAGGGATGGAGTCGGTTGGCATCCCACGATTGTTGCCATTTGCCACCGTCTGTGGAGGAGGAACGCAAGTAGCCGACATGTAAGAGTCCCCCAAATTGAGCCACAAAGTTCCATCATCACGAAGAATGCGACGAACCCCACGGAAGACTTCAACCATTTTCTTTACATATCCCTCAACGGTGTCCTCCTGCCCTATCTCGGCGGGTTCAAAAAACTTCATGAGATCATCGGGGATGTCAGACTTCTTATAGATCATACCAAAAACTCTTTCTGTGTGTTTTGTTTTGAGTGTATCCAATGGTGACATATTTCACAAACCAAAGCAAGATTGTTGACATCTGTTCTTAACTCAATCGATTCACTAAATGGTCTTATGTGGTGGATGTGAAAAGGAACATCTTCTGCTTCGCATTTATGCAATCCACATCTTCTACAACACGCACCATCACGATTCCAAACAGTTCTACAGGCAGTCTTCCATTCCTTGCTCGTATAGAATGCCTGTCTTTCTGGTGTTACCCCACCTTTCCAGTTCGGATTTAGTTCACCTTTACGGTTCCACATTGGATTGTCCGCTCCAAACGAACCCCAATATTTGATTGCTCTTGCTTCGGATATTTTTCGTGATGGTATTTGATGCTTTTTGATCCAATGACGAACAGCAGGTTCTGATACACCCATTTCGGATGCTATGTCTTGCATGGATCGCTGCTTTGACAAATATTGTTCTTCAAGCCATTGTTTGTCCCACAGTTTATTGGGGGTTCTCCAATGGCTGTTTTTCTCAAATGTTCCATCAGGTTTTCTTTTTTGACCCATATAGTTTCTCCATACTATATATGGAAGATCACTCCGAAATATGGTCAATACCTCTATTTTTTAATTCAGTTAACACATACTCCACCTGTTCGGGTGTCAAATCCTCTCGGAGTTTTACACCATCGGGCAAATATGAACGCAGGCCAAAATAGGGAGGAGATGTGATGCAAGTATTAATGCATCCTTCGGGCAATGTTGCCATGCCCTTGATGCAGTCACCTTGGATGATCCGATGCGTGTTCATTCCATTAAATCCTCTAGTGTTACTCTTTTTGGAAGGGAAGACAAAACGCCTCTCTTCGGGTCTATCTCGTTCAGCCCAATGGCTTTTGCGAGTTGCTTCACGAACTCCTCTGCTCTTTCAGTACCGATCCGCTCATAGTACAACTTATAGTGTTCATGTGCAAGATCAATCGCTTCGGGAAGAAGTTTATGTCGTTTTGAACAATTGTAACTCGCATGAAGTATTCTCAAATTGACGGGGTGATGAATGCCGCCGTGAATAATCGGCAGAATGTGATCTATGTGGTAGGTTTGCCCTGTCTTTTTTTGAAGTTGCTTTCGTGTTCGCTCTAGTAAAAGAACTGCTTGTATTTCTTTAACTGTAAGTGGCACTAAACTTTGGGTTTTCCGATATTTCTTTCTTCTACACAACTCCGCTGCTTGTTCGGGATTGTTTCTCCACCAATCTTTTCTCCATTTATTTCTCCACTTCTTCCATTTTTGGGGATCTTTTGATTCGTATTTCCTCTTTGATCTGTTAACCCGATTCCTGTTTTCTTTCTGCCATCTTCTATGATTTTCTCTTACCTGTTCACGATGGGCTTCTGCCCATGCTTTTGCTTGTGCAATTTTCTTATCTCTGTTTGCAAGGTATCTTGCCTTTGCAGCAGCCTTCGCCTTTTCTTTGTCTTTATACGGCATACCTCACCCCGCATCAGACGATATTGCCGTATCCCCTGCCACGAACAAAGAAGTTTTCTTCGAAGTCGGTGAAATCGAAGCACTCCTTGGCATACTCAAGAATGATGTTCTTGTCGAACTTGTTGCAAGAATAAACATCAAGAGTGATGAAGTGAGTTGGTTCCATGGAATGAATCTGAATTCCACTTTCAATCAGCGGAACCCAACCGCTCACACCGGCCTTCTGTGGATACAGTTCCTTGCCGTAATGAGTAGGCCCATGAATGACAATGGGCTGACTCATGCGAGTCATGCCGATGCGGTCAACCACCCGCTCAAGGAATCGGTAGGTGAGTTCCAAGTCATCGGCTGCTCCTGCACGGCAGTTGTACATATCCAAGTAGTATGAGTATCCGAATGGGTTGTTTGTCATTTCAGTAGTTCTCTCTTTACCTTTGTCCAATACTCTAGAGTCTTCGGGTTTCGGTGGCCTTTCGGGCCACCGTTGTGGATCCTAGCCAATTGCTCATCTGTTGCATTCTTAGGAGCATAACGATCCCAATAGGCAAGGACGATTCGCTTGGCATACTCCTTGTCGAAGCAATCCTCGTAACGACCTCCGATGTTCTTGTCATGCTCAACGGCATCCTGCCAGTAAGAACGCCAAATCTGAAATGGACCGATTGCTCGTCCATTGTCGCCCACAGCCTTTGCGTTTCCTCGCGACTCAACTTGCTCAATCGCCTGCAAGAGGCGTTCGTGTCGTGAAAAGGTTGGCACCGCCGCCACAGCAACCGTTGCGTAAATGAGGAGGGCCGACAGGATCAATCTCGCACTTTTCATTTTCATGGTTCTCCGTTAGGTAAACAGGGGGTTCCCTATTACTGGTATCGGCATTCCCGCCCACAGAGATGAAATTTTCCTGACTCTTTTTCTTATCGGAAATGTAGGAGTACAGAAGTACCGAATAATTAATCATGTCAAGAATGGTGTCCTCAAGGGACTCATCCTTGACCTCAAACTTACCGGCCTCAAGAAAAGATGACAGTCTGCTCATCTTATCGGTCATTCGAACGAGCATTCCTGCCTCAGTCTTGCAGATGCCCATCGACTCCACACGGGTGAAGTTGGCAAACGGCTCCACACCATGCTTTCCTGCGTAGTCAGCATTCTTCTTTCTCATCAGGTTGCGTGACTTATCGCAGAGGGTCGAGTGCATATTCAGAAGTTCTTCTCGGTTCATTATGAAACTCCGGTAGAGCCAAAGCCACCCGCTCTGTTGGTCTTTTGGGCAATGTCCTCGGTGGTGGGTACGAGGTTGTAGTTCAGTACAGGAACCATCTCGGCCTGTGCGATGCGGTCACCGTGGTTGATTCGAATCGGAATGTTGCTGATGTTCAGCACGATGATCTTAGTCTCATCGGTATAGTCCGAATCAATGATGCCTTCGGCATTGCCCATCACAAGACCCGCCTTCAGGGCAAGACCAGAGCGGGCATGGATGCGAACAGAGTAACCCTTGGGAATGTCAAAGATGATCCCCGTGGGAACCATCATTCTCTCGCCGGGATTGATGACTACCGCTCTTGGACTGTCTGCCTTTTTCCATTCAATCGTTGAAATTGGGGAGGAGATGGAAGTCGAATCAGCATTAAAGCCATCGATCTTCTTGAGGTTGGGATGAAAGAATGCCCGAAGGTCAAAGCAGGCGGATTCCTGCGTGGCCAAAGCGAGATCGGCCACCTTCGGATGCAACTTCAGGTAACGAAGCGTCCTTGGTTCATCGTTGTTCATAGTTCAGACATTGTATCGCAGCAATCAACCCCCGTCAAGCAATCACTCGCTGTCAGGTGACTTTTTTCTGCCGATGTTGTACTTGGGAACCAATTCCCAATCCTTCTTTTCCCCGTAAGGCAGAATTTTCAAATACGACACGGGCACTACAGGTTCCTTGCTCTTGGCAGTTTCGACAAGTTTGACCAAGCCCCACTCGGCCAATAGGTTTGCGATGGTATTTCGTCGGGCAATGTCGCTCTCGGGGAATGTCGTTGGCATTCCGTCAAGCATGAACAATTCCTTGAAATGGACGATGTAGTACTTGCCCTTCTTGTGGAGAATGTGGCAGGACTGGTAGAGTTTATTTTCGGTCTTGGACGAAATCCCGATTCGGGTAAGCGTTTCCTTGACCTTTAGGAAGTTCTCCTGCTGTGGCAGGGTCACCTCAATGAATGTTGACAAATCCATGACGATCTCCTAGTTGGGCATACAGGAGATATTTAGTCAATCCGTGTTTCAGGATTTGCGAATTCCGCCCTTGTTGTTTCTTTCCTTGATTTCCTGCAAGTCCCTATCGGTCAGCAAGGCAAGATATTCTGCTGCCCTACGGCGACTGACCTGAAAGTGTTCGACCACCAAATCCTCAAGATCGTCCTGCTCTGCCTTGATCCACTTGGCATACCGCTTCTTCTTGCGAACCGTTGAATACAGATAGTCATACTGCATTCGCTTGTCAAGGAATGGAGCGGCATTCATCTCGTTGGCAGAGAGGATCGTGTCGGGAGTGAACGACAGCCCACGGTTGACCAAGAAGGGAGTGTATGCCTTCTCTAGGTCTGAATTCTGCTCAAGGATGTTTCCGGTCTTTTCGTTGATGCTCTTCACAAACTCAAACGGGTTCATTTTTTCCCTTCACCGACATCAAGGTCATCGATATCGTCATCGCATCTCAATGAGATGATTAACTTTACTGGTATGTAAATCCACTTGTTCTGATACACATCAAAGAACGAGTGCAGTAGGAACGAGTCGTATGCATTGATGCCATGATAGCGATCAATGAGTGGTGCTTCAACAAAGTCATCGCTCATTGAGGCAACTTTGTGCTTTGCCTTGGCCTTCTTGCGCTTGCCGTCGATGTCTTCGTAGTCAATCTCAAGGGTCTTGGGCTGTATCTTCTCTAGGATCTTGTCCATCCATTTTGAGAAAATTATCTCCGAGGTTCCCGTCAATTCAAAGATCGTGGTCACTTCATCAACTATCTTGGCTTGGCTTTTGGTTGCCTTCACCGCAAAGTAGTTCTCGCGGTCAACCATGAAGTTTCTGCGAATGGTTTCGCACTCTTCAATGTAGGAGGTGTAGTCGTACTTGTGAGACAACTTCTCCACTACTTCTATCGTCTGATCCAACTCCTCTTCCGTGAGCATTTGGCTGATTTGCACAACTTTCTGCACGGGATTGGTCAGACCATCCGAAGTGATGAGTTCCTGCCGAAGAAGATCATTGATCTTGGATATCTCCTCGCGGTACTCCGCGATGAAGTCCTTGATCTTGTACTTCTTGTTGATCAAGTGCAGATTGATCGACAGGTCATTGAGGCTAGGGATCTTCTTGTCCATACCGACCTCCCTTCGCTCTCTATTTATCGAAAGGTGCAATCGGAAGCAAGCATGAGACAGCAAGCGACTAGGTTGATTTCCTGATCCGCGACGAACGCAGACTTGTACTGATACTCCGACAGAATCAGCACGGCCTGTGGAATCGATGGAGCGTCGATGTGGTCTTGCAGAGAATCATAAATACGGCGGAAAATTCCTGCCATCTCCTTGTCGGCGTTGTCTACTGCCCACTTGCGGATGCCATTGAAGTCCTTCTTCTTCATCGATTCGATGAGGGAGTTGACCGTGATGTCCGTAGATGCAGACAGGATGCCCGAGTCAATCGCACCCGACACAGAATAACGCTGAATCAGGTTGAGAACCTTGCGGAAATCGGGGAAGTTCTTTACGATGAGTTGGGCAACCACCTTCTCGTCATAAGCGATCCCCTCGCTGCCAAGCACGAACTTCGCCCGTTCAAGAAACTCCGATGCAAGCGTTGGCTTCTCCTTGCTTGGAATCTTGAAGTCGATCATCGTGCAGCGGGAGTGCAGCGGTTCGATGATCCGACTCTTGAAGTTGCAAGTCATGATGAAGCGACAGTTTGCCGCGAACTCTTCGATGAACCCACGGAGTGCGGGTTGCGTGGACTGCGGATTGAGATAGTCAGCCTCATCAAGGATGACAACCTTCTTCCCTCCACCAAGGGCAACGGTCGATGCAAAGTTGCGGATGCGAGTCCGCAGCACATCGATGCCGCTGTCCTCACTAGCATTCACGAACAGGTAGTCGATGCCTAGTTCGTTGCATAGTGCCTTGGCTACCGTAGTCTTGCCGCAACCCGCACCGCCGTTGAGAATCAAGTTGGGGATGTCGCCAGTCTTGGCGATATCCTCAAACATCTTCTTGATGTTCTTGGGCAGGACGCAATCGGCAATTTTGGCGGGACGATACTTTTCAACGAGAAGCGACATTGGCGATCTTGTTGTTGGAAGCCTCGTACTCGCTGTCTGCCTCTAGTGAAATCCAATAGGTGATGCCGTTGCTGTTGCGGAACTGACTCACCTTCTTCTCGCTGATGCCCACCTCGTAGGTGCCAGGAATCATCTTCAGGTTCTCGGTCTTGAAGAGGAAAGAGAAAGCCGCACCGCTCTTGTTCTCTCCGACATCGATGCTGTAGGAGTGGCTTGTGCTGTCCTTGCGATCAAAGACACGGAGAACCATGCGGTCATCGTCGGTGGACTCCAATGCAAGGTCAGGTGCCTGAAGGACGGATGCAGCCTTCTGCAACTCCGTGTAGTCCTTGGCCGTGAGGGTGAAGTTCACGGGAGTCCCCGGCATCTTCAACTTCTTATCGGCCTTGACGAGCAGTTCGGGTTCGCTGTAGTAGTACTTCACCGAAGCCTTGCTGCCGGTGGAGGAAATCTCCACATAGGAATCGCTGAAGTCAAACTCGGGATCCTTGAACAGGCTGATGGTGGCGAGGAACTTGGACAAATCCCAAACTCCAAACTCAACATCAAATGTCTCGGTGACGGTGGCTTCAGCGAGGATGTTCTTGGTGGGGCTGATCGTGGTCAGGGTGTTTCCCGGACGAACGAGCAGATTGCTGTTGATCGTGCTGAAGTTCTTGAGGATTGCGAGTGTGTCTTGGCTGATCTTCATGGTGTAGTTCTCCAAAGTGTTGCTCACAGTATAACGACAGGGACAGCAAAGTCAAGCCACTCTCGGTTTCTTTCAGCAGCCACCCCAAGCGTTTAGCAAAATTCCAAGATCGATTCCATCTACAAAATTGTCATTGTTGAAATCGGCTGCTGAATTTGACTGCCCCCACAGGCTCAGGAAAATTCCAAGATCATTTCCGTCTACGATTGAATCCCCGTTCAAGTCGGCAGGACAGGGCTGTGGTGCAACTGCCTGCACGGCCTTTGCTGCATCGATCATTCCCCATCCCGTAAGTGTGTCATAGCCTGCGGTTCCCATGTCATCGGCTGTTGACTTCATCGCATTTTCAACTTGCGTGGGAGTCAAGGTTGGATTTACGGAAAACAGCAGGGCAGCGACACCGGCTGCATATGGCGACGAGAACGATGTGCCGTCGATGGTAACCCAATTTGTTGAATTGTATCCTGCACTTCCTGTTCTGTCGGTTGTATAGATGGACTGACCGGGAGCAACGAATGCAATTCCGTTGCCGTAACTTGAGAAAGAAGACTTGGTTCCATTCCTTGAGGCAGAGCCTACAGCATTGACGCTGCTCAATCTTGCGGGGAATCCCATGCCCTCCGTTCCTCCGTTGCCTGCACTTGCAAAATGCACGATGCCTGCTGCACGGCCTGCCGAATATGCGCTGCTCATTGCATTGGAGGATGTGCCGTAATCGTTGCTGTTGTTGGTCACCTTTATGCCTGCACCGATTGCCCAATTCAAGGCATTCACCGTCCAACTGATCTGTCCATTCCATGAGCCGCTGCATGGCGTAGTTGCAATGCCTACCTTTGCCGATACCACCTTGCAATTGGGAGCGATCCCGACCGTGCCTGATGCGTTGTTGATCCTTGCGGAGATGCATCCTGCCACGGCTGTGCCATGATTGTCACATTGATTGCTTGGCCCCCCACCCAAGATGCCATTTACGGCACCTGTGGTAAAGTCCCTGCCTTGGTCTAGGTTCAGGTCAGCATGTGTCTCATCCACTCCCGTTTCGATGATCATCACTCTGACGGCAGGATTCCCCGTGGTTACATCCCAAGCACCCAAGGCATTCATGTCCCATCCCGCCTGACCGCCACTTGAGCCGGTGTTGCGAAGACCCCAACATTGAGAGAAGCCGGGATCATTCGGTGGTGGGAAAGTCTGCCTCTCAACGATGACCCATCGATCCTCTTCGATGAATTCAATGCTTGGATTTCCCGAAAGTTTAGATGTTGCCTGCTGCATTGACGAAACATCAACCATGTCAACCAAAGTAAGGTTGGGAATGTTCTCGTAGTGGTGTACGGATTCAATGCCATCAAGCGAGGAAAGTATTCGTGCCTTGTCTGCTGACTGCTTCCATTGGATGAACATGGTATCCACTTGCGGAACTTCGGCAATCTGTGGAGGGGCGAGAAGCGACAGGGTGGTTGCTAGAGGTAGCAGCATGGTGATCTCCTGCTAGAAGTACGAGATAGAGACAATGGATGTTCAGTCGGGACAGACATCCTTCCGAAGGGAATTCAAAATTGAAGTTTTGACTTTGCTCATAGGGATGGCATAAATGCTTCCCGTGATATCGCTCTTCATGGACACGATTCCGATGCACTCTCCCGTGCTTTGCAGGAACAGCCCACCACCACTCATCCCCGGTCCTCCTGCACAGTCGCTCTGTACGAATCTTTGTTCTCCTGTGCTTCCTGCGGGCTTTCTGTTTCCATGCTGAACTATCCCTGCCGACAAAGTTCCAATTTCGAAAGAGGTGTTGCCAACGGCAAAGACTCTTTCACCAATGGTTGGAGTCGAAAAGTCAAAAGTTGAATTGCCAATGTTTTCAACCAAGCCGGGTATTTCCTGCAACTGCAAGACCGCTATGTCCTCTTCTGGAACCACAAGAACAATGTCTGCCTTGCAGGCATAATACACATTCGTTCCATTTTCCTCCACGGCAAACACAAGTATGTCCTTGGTTCCGTGGGTCTTTGTGACGAAAGGAATCGGTGCTGAACCGTTTACCGAAAATGCTGCGACCGTGGTGGGTTCGTCTTCAACGACATGGGCAGCGGTAAGTGCATACAACTTTCCATCTTTGCGATACACAACACCCGAACCCAATGCATTGTTGTACGAGATTGCAATATTGCAGGAAATTATCCTGCGTATCACCACCGTTCGCTGTGCCTCCATCGACTCATGGAAAGACAAAGGGCTGACACCTTTGCAGGCATTCAGCCCTACCGTGGGAAGAGCGACCGCAAGTGCAGCCGCCGCTAGATTACGCATCCGCATGGTGAGCCTCCTTTCAACATCGGCTCATACACGGTTATTTATAAACTGGCCCAGAAGGATTCGAACCTTCAACCTATCCGTTAACAGCGGATCGCACTACCGTTGTGCTATGGGCCATCGAAGCGTAGCGGAGGACTTGCACCTCTGTTGCTCTGTATCAGATCACCCCTTGCAAGTAGGCGACCCTAGTAAGCCTAGCGGTTTATCCCCTGCTGCTTAACTACGCATATAAGCGAATGATGGGATTCGAACCCACGACCATCGGTTTGGAAAACCGAGACTCTACCGCTGAGTTACATTCGCAAGTATCTATAGTAGCACGGGTGGGATTCGAACCCACACTATGTTGATTTTGAGTCAACTGACTCTGCCGTTGGTCTACCGTGCCATTGTCGGGATTATACCCCATGGGGGGTTGATGTCAACAAAGAAAAACCCCGCCTCTTGGGCGGGGCAGCAAAGACAAACTTTTGTTAGTCTCGGGCGGAACCGAACAGGTCGGAGTAGATGTTGGTGTATCGCTGCCTAGCCGTGGCCAGGACTTCCATTTCGTTGGGCTGGTCGGTGACTTCAACATTTGCCACGCTGGTCCAATAGACGGTTCCCTTGTCCGTCTTCAGCCCGACCCGAAGACCCCATTGATTCTTGCCTGCCCAAAAGACCTTGCCCATGGTGCCAACAGGAACCTTGCGTCCTCTCACGACCTTGACTCCGATGTTGCAGCCACGGCGCATTTTGTCGTTGAGAGCAGCCCGCATATCGTTGCGGATTTGCTCCATCATCCCAAGGATCAATTCCGTCCGTGCTGCTTCAACACGGTCGGGAGAAGCCACCATCGACTTGGCCGTGGTGAGCAGGGACTTCCAATAATCCGTCAGCGGACTGACGGTTTCCACCATCTCGGTGACGGTGGCCCTCAGCCGCTCACGGTCACTCGCGGTCGGATAGAACTGCGTGTACATCGAAGCCAAGGGAATGGCGGTGACATCGACGGGATTGTTCGGTGTTGCGTTGTTCCGATAAGCCACCCGAAGGTAGACCCTACCAAACACGGTAGGATCGTAGTCGGAGGATACGGGGCGGGACTCATCAACATCGACCGTCATGACGGCGGCGTAGACTTCCCCGCGAGAGCGTAGTTGCTCTAGGGCATCTTCCACCTTTTTGGCGCTGAACACGACACCACGGTAGGTTTCCCTGACAAAATTTGTCATAGAAACCGTTTCCCTGACAAAATCCCAATCGGCGGTCGAAGGCACCGCCATCGTCGCGAAGTCCGGTTGCATCTCGGGCAGCAGGGGGCGGTTCGTGACGGTTGGGGAGTTGGCGGTCATCGTCGTGGTCATTTGTCTGACCCAAGTTTAGCAAAATCCGTTCTCGCCGTCAACCCCCTTGGATGCTGCGGAATTTGACCAATAACTTTGTTTGTTATCAGACCTTCAACTTTGGGTCGGGCGAGGCAAAGTTGGGTTTCTTCATCGCCGTCAGGATCACCATGCTTTTCTTGCTTGCGTCCCAATCCAACGCAAACGGCATGTTGAGATTCTTGGAGACATCGTTGATGACTGCCTTCCAATCGACGGGCTTGTTCTGAATGACGCTTGCATACTTCTTGAATGTCTTGTTGAAGGCATCCTGAATCTCACCCATCGTCACGGTGCCGCCGTACCCACGGGAACCGTTGACTCTCTCAAGGAAGTGCTTGGTGAACTTGATGTCCAACTTTGCAGCGGCGAACAGATTGTCAAGCATCGACTCAAGCCGCTTCAACTCGTTCCACTCAATCTTCTTGACGGGGGATGAAGGGGGCATCGGCTTTCTTACGCCACCGCCCACTCCGCTGACGATTGCTTCCTTCAGGATGTCCATCACCTTGCGTCCAACCGGCTTTCGCATCTTGCCAATTCGCGAAGTGACTTCCTCAAGTTTCTCATCCAAGTCCCAATGTCCGTAGTGACCTGTAGATGTCAACTTCTTCTTCATTTCCTTGAAGGTATATGTCTTGTAGGCACCCTTCTGCTTGGGATCAATCTTGCCTACTGCGTAGTAAACTCGCTTGTCCATTTGGATATCGCGACCGTTGGATTGGTCGATGACGGTATCTCCATCCTCAACCCATGCATGGGGGAACCGAAGATTCTTCACCGGCCCCTGTCCGTAGACGAGGGCATGGACGAGAATGGGATTTCCCGACTTGGACTGCAACTGCTTTCCGAAGAAAGGAGTGTGAAAACGCATCATTAGGTTGGCGGCGGCTTCCATGCAATCGCCATCGCCGTTGTAACCTTCGGAAACGAAACTTCGGAATCTACGCATATGGATATTTAGGAAAACAGCAGGGAGTCTTTCGACTCCCTGCCGTTGAAGTAGCAGAAATTTGAAATCAGAACTTGACTTCGATGCCAGCCTTCACGAAGGCATTGGACTCGGCGCTAGTGACCTGTTGTGCAACAGGGATGAGGATGGCAGCGTCGAACGAAACATTCGAAGCAACCTCCCACGAAGCAACCGGACCAAGGAACAACTGGTACTCGCCGCTGTTGACATAGTACAACTGGTCAAACTGTAGGCCGAAGTTCCAAGCGTTCCAAGCATAGGACAGATCCGACACAAGGGTGAGGACATCCGAATCGGTCTTGGCTCCGAGCCAAGTGATGTAGGACTCTCCACCGTTGAAGCGGTAGTCAACGGTCTGTGCGAAGTCGAACTTCCACAGATCGAAGCCGAACTTGGTGTTCACGAACGGGTTCACATTCGCATTGCGGAAGTATTCCGTACCAACGGGAATGTAGAAACCGCCACCGAAGTTCAGCATCCAGTCACCAAGGACGCTGTTGTTGCCCTTGAACGCAGCCCAATTTGCACCGAGCATGAGGTTGGCCACCGAGGTGTAGCCATTCTGTGCATACACGGGAACATTGAAATCGACAGTCACATCCTTCATGATGTCGAATCCTAGGGTCTGGTTCAGTCCAACGAAGGTGCCGCCGTTATCCTTGAGGGCATTCACATCGATGCTCTCGCGGAAGTACCAATTCTTGACTTCGAACACCGGAGCAGCGGCAGGAGCAGCAGCCTCCTGAGCAGCAGCCATGTGGCCGAAGGAAAGAGCGGCAACCATAGCCGCAGCGTAGGTAATTACTTTCTTCATCATTTCTCCTTTGTAACTCCCGACCCACAATGGATAGGGATAGGTATGTATAGGGAGGGAGTCTACATTCACCCCACAATTCGTGTCAAGTTTAATACTTCTCGGATTGCCAACCGGGAACCTTGGGGAGGCTCTTGTTGTCAACCGCATTTAACTGATTGCCAGAGGCGGCTTTAAGCCAGCGAAGTACAGTCTCACGGCGTTCCCGTGCTGCCGCTGCATTTGCAACTTCCCACTTGTCGCCAAGGTCTTTTCTGTCTCTGCTCCACTCATCATCCTCGGGAAAGTCTTCGACATCGAAGTCAGATGGAACCGTGTCTACTTGGAACCCTGCGGGATAATTGATGATCGCCGTGGTGTTGGCAATCTCCTCTTCCAACTTTTTCTTCAAGTCACGATAGTGCATTATTCTTCCGTAGAAGTTTGTTCCTTGATGAACGAATCGTGCAGGCTTTCGAGCATCACGAAGATGTCCTCGGTGACCTCGACACCTTCCTTCTTCATCATCACGGAGAAGTCAACGGATACAACGGCAGCCGTGCCGGGAGACTTGTTCTTGTCGAAGGAAGTCACCATCTGTGCAGCCGTGGCACCGCCCTTGGCCATGCGACGAACCATGCCGTTGAATGTGATCATGAAGTCCCGTGCCTTCGCTGCATTGGCGAAGTGGAGCATCATCTTACCGTTGGAGCCGATCTCCATCTTGTTGATGCCCTTCTCAAATCCCATTCTCTGAAGCAGTTGGCGAATCTTCATCTCAAACTGCGACTTGCTGTAGCCGAACATGCCGGTGTCCGTGCTTGGAGCAAGCATCGGAGCCTCGGTGAGATTAGTGATTTGGTTGGCTAGTTCTGCCAACTTGTGTGCATATGCCATGGGGAATTCCTCTACTGTATCTATTCCTCAAATTCGCCTGCCCCCATAGATACAGAGGAGACTTCCATGCCAAGATTCCGATACGGAAACATCTCAATGCCTCCGATTGAAATTGCCTACGAGGCTGTCCCCGAATCCGCTTCGATTCCCGAGGAATACCTTGAAATTTTGAAATCCTTGGACGAGGCAACACTTGAAAAGTGCGTCCGTGCCATGCGTAATGGTACGCCGGGAGAGCCAACATCCACGGAAAAGGGTGTGCTGCGTAGGATCGCAAATCCTCTAGGCATAGAGGACATCATCGCCCTGTCATGGGCCAAGCCCTATTCGGAGCAATACTGATGCAGATTCTTCCCGTCCTGCTTACGAGCCTGATGCTCATGTGTCCCGATGTCATCAAGACCTATGACATTAGTTGGCTAATGATGGAGATACCTGAATTCAGGAATGCACCCGACTTCAACCTGATACAGGGACTCAACGGACAGATTCCAATTGGTGACTCGCAACGGCAGGACGATTCAGAACTACGCAAGTCTGCTCGGCAAAAAGTGGAGCAACTTCTCTCGGACATCGTTGGCGATGACGAGAAGGTCACTTGGTCGATCTGGCAGAAGACCCTGATCGTCCGCTACCGTTAACGCTTGCCTGCTGCCTTGTTGGCGGCAATCTTCCGCTCTGCCCAAGCACGAAGTTCCTTGCTTATGGGTTGACCATTGGGTGGATAAATCTTCGGCAGTCCCTGCAACGAAAGTCCGGGCTTCTTGCCCCCCTTGTCCATCTTTCCCTTACGCTCTCTTCCCATGTTTGCTCACTTACTCCCACGCCATTGTGGGTCATGTGGGTATACGATTTTGTAGCCATTCCCCTTGATCAACCCCTTTGTCTTCATGTCTTTGATGTACTTTTCAATTTTTCGCATGAGGTCGTACTTGTTTTCGATGGCAGGTTCAGTCATCGGGGGAACCGTGGCGATGATCTTGACATCCTTACCAAAGCCGTCCTTCGATCCGTAGTGAACCTGAACACGGCCTGCCAACTCTTCCTTAAGTTTCTTGAAACTCTTCATGGGGGTATCCTCGGTTTTTATTTAGATAAATACCGAGCATGAAGCCACTAACCCTAAAACAGTTCATCCATCTGGACGAGAGTTCTCCTCTGCTGTCCCCTGCTGCCCGTATGTTCCTCGAAGCCAAGGCTCCGCAGAAGTCGATTCGTGGGCAGGCTGGCGGTGTGTTGCAGAACAAAATAGCCAAGGCACTTCTCAAGGAAATGCCTTCGCATCTTCAGGGAAAGATAGAGGTCGTAAGCAATTTCTCTCAAGGTGGAGGAGACAAGGGAATTGGTTCTGTACAGCCTGACATTACAATCTACAAACTAGACAAGAACGGAAAGAGACTCAGCGATCCTATCGTGATCGAAGTGAAGAAAGAAGAAGCACAGGGAGTCAGCATCACTCTCAATCGAAACAACAAGAAGTGGAGCCCCACAGAGGTGTCCCTTGGCAAGTGGAACTCCATGAGTGAGATAAACCGAAAGTCGGTACTCAAGAAGTTGACAACCGTGGAAGCCAGACTTGATGTCATGTTGCCGACTATCGGAAAGTGGATGAACGATCAATCCACTATCTCGGGAAACATACACTTCTGGGTCACAAAGGAAATATGGAATCCAATACTGAAGAAGTACACGACACAGGAAAGCGGCGAAAAGTGGAGAATCACCCTAGACAGTTACTGGGCAACTTTGCAAGGTCTTGCAAAGAATGGCGGTGACCACTTTGTCTATATTGAAAACATCGGGCTTCTTTACTCTGGTGCCAAACTTCCTTCGTGGTTTGTTGGCGGAACAGTCCCATCGATTTCCTCACTTGACAAGATGGATGATTCTGCGAGAGAGATGGAGGTTCGCCTCAAGCGAGGATCATTGAGCGAAACCACGGTTGCCCTGAAAAGAAGGATAAGAATCCAAGCGGCATCCATAAACGATATAAAGGTAGGGAAGCCCGTCTACATGGAAGAGAAAGTCCTGTCGAATCTTGCCAAGACAGGAGCCGTGGACTTCAACACATCAAGCAAGACGATCAAGGTGAACGGTCAACAGTACATCTATAGCATGAAACCGTTCCCTGCAACATCAGGAAACCTAGAAATCGGAAAGATAACACAAGTACACTCAACTCCGACAAAGGCAACCGACATAAACCGTCAGGCTAGATCAATGTCCGTATTTGATGTGTCTTGCACAATAGAGAGCAAGAAGGCAAGAGTGACCTTTGCCATCGCTCCCCGTGTTGAGGGTTCGAAGTCAAAGACTACCGCCAAAAAGGGCATAGACATAACAAGCAAGGCTGGCGCAGACCTTTTCTGGGGCTGCGTCAAGTAATCAGTACTTGATGCCCGTCAGGGTCAACTGAAATGTGTTGTTCTTGGTGTGGACTTCAAGCAATACCTGTTCCCATCCCTCAGCCTTGGCACGGTTGCTCTCACGGATCATCATGTTGCTTGCGAGAGTTGCAGAGATACCGCCTTCGATCTTGAAGTTTACGGTGCGGATGTTTCTTCGCTCGGGTTCTTTCACCCAAGTGTTTAGGAAATCAGAAAGTTCCACCGTCCAAGGGTTCGCACTTGAACTGTTCCTCTTCGAACTTCTTTCCCTCGGGGGAGTTCTTCCACTCCTCAAGATTCTTCACGCCACAGGTGCATGAGAAAGCCTCGGCCATGTGGGGACCGACAAGCATGTCATCCCACTCCCAACACCAATGCCATCCCTGCTCTTGCTCTTCCCTCGTCAGCCTCACACACGGTCCCGTCCCATTGGACAGGAAGCGATATCTTGCAATATCCATCATCACTCGTCCTTTCCCTTTCCCCATCCACGGAAGAAGAAACGATCAATCGTGTTTCGATCTTCCTTGACGAACATCTGAAGTTGAGAAATCGCGAGATTGCACACATCACGAATATCGTCGTTGTACTCGTACTTGTCTCGCAGGGCAAGGAGCCGCTGAATCGTATTTTCCGCTTTCTGCATGGTGTTTGTCCTTGATGGTTGCGACAAGTATACAGCATGAACCGCCGAATGCAAGTCAAATGTCGCAACCCCACGAATGCCTATTTCAATACTTCTTGAGTTCCTTGATCACCATCTCAAGGTCTTTCAGTATTTCCATGTTGCCGTGCTTGGAAGGACTCATGGTCTTGCGGTGAATGTCCGTAAGGGAACTGATGAGTCCTTCAAAGAAATATGCCTGCTGCTGACCGGCATGAGCAAGTGAACCCGAGACTTGCAGGAGATAGTTCTGCATGTCCGAAGACTTGACTGTCATTGCTGTCTTTCGGACATTGGCAGCGAAGTCCTTCAGGTCGGTGAAGTGCGGCAGTCTCGGTGCCTGATTCGTGGCCTCATCGACTTCTTCGACGGACTCCTTCTTGTCCTTCTTCTTCTCGGCATCCTTGCGGATTCCCTTGAGGATGTCGAAGTCGGTCTTGGTCAACTTGCCGTCCTTGTTGAAGTCAAGTTTGTGCTGCTTGCCGATCAACTTTTCGTTGAGGTCGATGCGCTTCACTCCGTCCCAGTTGTCGTTGAATCCCATGGCGTTCTCCTGTTTTTGTATTTATTTCGGCAGAGGGTTGTAGGTCTTCTCGAATTCGGCCTTGGCCACACGGTAGAATCCTGCACCATCGCCCTCGCGGACGATGTAGTCGCCCTTCTTGGCAACCATGTCCTCGCCCCACGGAGCCTTGAATGTGACATTGGGACCGTCATACCTTGCGACCATCCTCGGTGACTGCTCGGGATATACGGTGGAACCGATGGTGCCCACATACAACTTCCCGAACTTCGCCCCACGGATGACATACTTCTCGCGGCTTACCCCGCTCATGATGATGTCTCCCTTGGATGCTGTGTTGGAAGTCTCCTTGCCATCGGGTGTCATCGTAACGACACGGAGCCCTTCGATGTTGTTGACACCGTAGGAGAATGGCGGCATGGTCCGCATCGGGCGGATGGTCAGGTCATAGAAGGAATACAGAACCTTCCTCTTGCTGACGGGAGAGAAACGAAGTTGTGAAAAGTGGTTGCTCATGTCATTGCCTCATGTATCCATCACGCTTGAACTTTGAATCCAGAACGAAGAACTTTGGCTCGTATGTGGTGTTTGACCGCTCCGTTGCATCGATACGGATGTCATCGATTCCTGCCATGGATGCCGCCTGCTCTATCTCGCGGATCGCGGCCTTGATGCTCTTCTTGTCGGAACCTTCGATTGCGCCGCCACGGTCGCCGGTGTGGAACTTCCCGCCGTATGCCTTGAGCCATCCACGCTTGTAGGCTAGTGCCATGATCGGATAGGAGTTGTCGATGTTCTCGTTCTTGATCATGTGGATCACCCGCTCGGCATCGACAAGATTGTGTCCCCGTTGCTTTCTCAATTCGTTGTCCCAATATGGCCTCTGCGCTTCCTTCGCCGCAGCAGCCATCAACTCCTTTTCGGAAATGCCGAACTTTGAGAGGTTGTTCACAAGATGCGTGACATGGTAGCCCTGCTTGCCGTGGGCGAAAGTGAACCATTGCTTGGTCGGATGCCACCAACCGGGAACCATGTTGGCATTCTGCATCCACGGGAAGGAACTGCGGGGAGAACCCGATGCGGGTGCCTTGCGCTTCTCGGCATTCCGTGCAACCCATTGTGCGAAGGACTGTGCCTCGCTGATGAATGCGATGAATGACTTCATGGCTTGCCTTCCTTGCTGACGGGCTGGAAGTCCTTGTCCTTGCCAAACCACAGCATGTTCGCATTGCCCATGCCTGACCTTGGCGAGTAGGGAATGGGAATCATCCGTGCATTGTTTCTGCTTGCAAGGCCAGCATAGATTCGGCTCCTTGCTCCCTTTGCGTCCATCTTCGTGCCAAGGAGAATTCCCATGGGCTTGACCTTGGCGACGAATTCCTTGGCGATGGCGACCACCGTGGACAGTATGGCAGCAGCATCGCCGCCTCCCATGATTCCAAGATCCTCGTCAGAACCCCCTGAATTCGATTCATAGTCCCATTGCCAGTTTCCGTTTGACCACTTGAGCATCGAATCGTTTCGTGCAAAGTCTATTTCCCACAGGAGATACTTGTCGTTGCCGCCAAGGTTGGAACGCTTGAACAACTCGGAATACTTCTCCATGTTGTGTCCCAATGAACGAAAGCCAACCTCGTACATCGCACCCGCAAGAGGAGTGCTTGCAATGTCCTTGCCGTTTACCAAGGGACGGTTCTGCCCATCCTTGCCCGTGATTCTCATTCCCTGCTTTTCGTAGAACTTGACGATCTCCTCGCCACGCAGGGGAGCAGGAAGGAACAAACCACGGCGAACCTTTGCCAAGGCAAAGCGATAGACCCAATGGTTGCCTCCCGTGGACACAGGCTCCCATGAGTGTGTCGTGTCGAACACCTCGGTGATGTGGCCACGGAAAGACTTCATGCCGTGCCCTCACGCAGAGAAGGATGCCACTCTGTCCGTGGATCGTTCAGCAATGCCCACTCTGCACTCTCCTTTGCCGCATCAAGGGTTTCATATGATCCAAAAGATGTCCTCGGATGCCGTCTGTCAAACAGTTCATATGTCGAACTTCGTCTGTGCTTCTTGATGACAAATCGTTTGTTGCTGCTTTCGTAAGCAGCCTCTATCCAATCTGCAATCTTTCCATCAACAGTCTTCATGACATATCGCTTCCACGACATCCTGACCTTTGCCTCGCTGATGTATGACTTGAAGTTTACCATGGCACCCTCTTCATCACCGATGCGTAAAATGGATGCCCCGAAGACATGAGGCTTGCGACAGAGGACTTTGAGAATCCAAGTCGAATCATCTTCGCCGCCACGGCCTCGGGCCATGCCTGCTTACGCATCTTCGTGGGCATCGTATCCCATGATGCGGGAAGACGCATGACACCAAGGATCTCGTCAAGTTCGTTCAGCAAGTCTCTCATGTCAACCAGAGCCTTCACCCTCGTCTTGGCGTTGCCGATTCGCAGCACCTCGCTCTCCTTGTAGTGCTTGCCCAATCTGTTGCTCACCTCGGGCGACAGGAACCCCTCGCCTTTTTTTATGTCCATCTGCAACATCACGGCAACATCCATGCCGCCATCGGCAAAGTTCTTGGCAACCTTAGGTTCACTCGTCCATGACTGAATGGCATACTTGCTCTGATAGGAGACACTTGCCACAAGCCATGTCCTGCCACCGACAGCCTCGGTCTTGCTGGTGTACTCGTACTTGGCGATCCGTGCAAGGCTTCGGCTGAGTCCGCGATAGGCGGTTCCCGACCAGTTCGCCCATGCTGCCCTCTTCCTGCATGAGGCCATCGCCGCGATCTTGGGAATCATCCCCTGCTTGGAACCACCCTCGGCTTCGAACCATTCAACAAAGGGTGACCAGATGTCACGCTTGAGCCTTTCCATCCATGCAGGAGCATCATAATCGTAGGAATACCCCCTGCTTGAGATGATGCCATTTGAAACAAGTGTCTGATGCCAAAGATTCTCGTCCATCAATTCATACAGACGCTTGGGAGTGGAATCAGAGAAGATGTCGCATACGGTGATGGGACGAATCTTCTTTGCCAATTTCTGCAAGTCCTCTGAAGACTTCACCCTGCTCGCCTCGTCAAGTTTCAAATTGACAGGAGTGACAGGAGTGACAGGGACAGACTTTGAGAAATCGTAGAAACTTCTCATGGGGCTGTGCAGGGAAGATGGGGATGCAGAGAATGCAGACGCAACATGACAAGGGATATTTAGGAAAGGGGTGAAGGAGAGAGGGATATGTGGTGAGGGGAGTGCGACCTGTTTTGGCCAAAAATGTACCAAGGGATTTTTGCAAATTTTGGGAATTTGATTTCACGAAGGTTTCAAAAGTGGCCGTCTGAGAAGGACAGTTTGGGGGAAATCTGGCCGTATGGGAAGGACAGATTGGAATGAGAGATCGGAATAAGTGGTTTGGGGAGAGGGGGCGGCTAGGTAAGTGTTTTGGGGAAGCCGTAAGTGGTTTGGGAGAGAGAGGGGGATGCCCAAGTCATATGCGGGGATCGACGGGGAGAGTTGAGTTGTGACTATGGGATGGGCGGGGGTTTAAGTGTGGAATGGGAACCCTTTTGTGCGAAGGTTCGGTAGACCTAAACCCCACTCCTTCAAAACCATTTTCCAAAATATAAGGTGGGGGTCCGCATTCCAAAATATGAAATCACTCAAGCCCTCGCACACATCCTCGCACACACTCTGCTCCGCAGTTGACTGCGAGAGTCACCCTCTCTTCATCAGGGTGATTCTTCTCTTGGTGGCAGGCTGCTTCATGTACTGCTGTACCTCTGCCAATGCAAGCAACCTGTAGGCTAGGTAGACAGATGAGTCCTTGCCCTCTACATCAGACATCATCTTCAGGACTCTCCCATAGTCTGCATTGTCGCTTGCGATGATTTCCGCAAGTTTCTTTGCATCCATGATTGTCATCTTCTTGAGATTTGAAAGGCTGTATGTGCCTAGACCAAAGACATTGACATTGGGGTCGTTGGGGTTGGAGGAGAAGTCCAGAGTCTTTGCTGCCTTCCCGTTTACATTCAGTATCTTTGAAATTGGGGCTTCGGTGAGATCGTCGTTGGAGTCGTTGTAATTGGCTTGAGACTGGCTTGATTGTCTGCTGGTTGGCTCGCTCGATGTCTTCTCGACAGCGTTTAAATGCAACGAAGAGTTGAGGTATTCGTTGGCTTTGTTGAGGGATTGGAGCAGTTTCTCAAGCATTGGGTTGAAAGTATGTAGCGAGCAGGAGTTCTCGTGACCGGCGGGCACATCCAAAACCGGTACAGCCGGTGACTCCGCCGGAGGGCAAGTTGAGGTCATTTGGAGTTGAATCCAACGAATGCGTTGAAGTTGGGTTGAGACTGTGGGGCTACTCGAACAGCAGGTCAGGCTGCCCCGGCTACAGTTGCCGCGGACTTTTGAAAATGCAAAATGGGTATAAGAAAGCCCCGCCTTTCGGCGGGGCAAACCCAGAAGACTAGGGCTTCAGGGAAATTTGAATGTCACCCAACGGCGGGGGCAGGAGCCGTCACAGGAAAGCCATCATCTATTGGCTCCTGCCCCGCCGCATGGACTACGGGCGATTAGCCGCCGTAGATGTAATCCATGTAGTTGGGGTAGCCGTACCGACGCAGCGAGTTGCGACGGAACGAGTTACGCTCGGCAGTCTCCTTGATCGAAACCTTGGAGTTCCAAGCGAACCGACGAGACTCGCCGGTGTCGAAGGTCACCTTGACGGTGCCCTTGTCCTCGTTGCGGGTGATCGAATCGACCACCAGGCTCGGCTCACCACGCAGAAGGAACTCATCGCCCTCCATGAGGTTCTGAACAGCGATGCGGCTGCGGTTGCGGATCTTGACATTCGGTCCATTCACGGTCATCGTGGGCATAGTATCTCCTAAAAGAGTTGCGCCAATATCCGTCAGCCCTGACGGTTGGCTAGGTTGGGAAATCGTGAGGAGAGGTTTCCCTCTCCACACGACGATTGATCAGAGCATGACCCCTACGCTCTGATCTGAAGCGACCCTCATCACGCAACAGCGGCGGCGGGAGTGACGGAGGCGGCGTTTGCTGCCTTCCATTCGTTGTACTTCCCCCACGGGAGGGTATAGACCGCTCGGGAAGTGGTAAAGGTGCCGCTGTTGGTAAGCCATGCAGGCCAACGAATCACATAGCCAAGGGGGCCAGTCTGATTCGGGCCAAGTGAATTCTTGAAGTTGAGCAGTTCCTGCCTCGTCACCGTGTCCGGCTGGCCGTTAGCGGCCTCAAAGGCGGCGAGGAAGTTGATCTGGCGCTTGTTCAGGTTGATGGTGTTCATCGTCATGGTGAAGTTCTCCGAAGAGATGTTGCGTAGATTGTACCCCTGACAAACCGTTTGTCAAGAGGTATTTCGTCAAAGGGAAGTTTTATTTTTGAGGCGGGTTTCCCCATTCCTCAATGGGATGAAATCGTTCAGGGTAGAACTTGGAAAGTTTGACATCCTCAGCGATGGCACGGACCAACTCCTCTTCCTCATCCATAAGCCAGAGGAAGGGATTGTTCTCAAGGGCCAGCACGAAGTACTCTATCAAGGAACGGAGGTTGTGGAAACTCTTTGGATTATCCTGCCAATCAGAATGCATCCAAAGGTTGACTGTTCCTTGGTAGTAGTCAGTTACGGAGAATGTACGCTCGTCAGGTAGTTCCATGGCTTGCCTTTCTTAATTTCTCAGAAGGGAGCCTTGGTCGTGGAAGCCGTGGCCGCAGCGGCGGCAGCGTGAGCCTGAAGGTGTTCATCAGGGGCTGCACCCGCCTTGGACGCATCGGGATCGGCGGCGGTAGCCTCAGCGTCAATCTTCTGGTAGAGATTGAGGAAGGCTTCAGCCGTGACATCATCGAACCGGCCCACGCCGTGACGAACGGCGGTCAGGCGATCCTTGAAGATGCAGTACCCGCTGACGATCTGGACGAGGCGGCGGGTCGTGATGACTTCCTCGCTCACGCCTTCGTCGTAGGTCTTGCGGATGGCCTCGGCCCAACGGACCAGCGCATCAGCGAACTTCTCGTCCACGCAACCCGAAGATTCCATCATCTTCGTGAGAATCTTCTTCTCAACCGTGGGACGGGGGTATTCCTGCTTGAGCATGATGTTCACTCGCTCAAGGAAGGCCGTGTTCAGGATGCGAGTTCCCGCGAACTTGCCAGTCTCGTCGCCAAGACCCTTGGTGTTACCGGTCATCACGACCGTGAAGCCGGGGGCGGGACGGACCCACTTGTTGATTTTCTTCAGATACACGGGCTTGCCCTCAAGGACGGGCTGAAGCGCCATGATCTTATCCGACCCAAGGTCAACCTCGTCAAGCAGGAGAACGCCGCCCCGCTCCATCGCGAGGGACACCGGCCCGTACACGAACTTGGTTTCGCCGCTGACGAGTCGGAACCCGCCAAGCAAATCGTCTTCGCAAGTCTCGGGGGTGATGTTCACCCGATAGTACTCGCGGCCAAGCATGGCGCAGACCTGTTCGGTAGTGAAGGTCTTGCCGTTACCGGACAGACCCCACACATAGACGGGGAAGAACCGTCCGCTCTTGACGATTTCGTAAATCGTGTCGTGGTTGCCCCAAGCCACATAGTTGGGATCCACGGTCGGAACAACGGCCTCGCCACTCAGGATGGCAAGGTCAAGGGAAGTCTGAGCCACGGGAGCGGACTCAACCATCGGCGGCGGGGCCACCTGAACGGGAGTCGCCACGGGGGCGGGACGGACGGTCACGGACGGGGCAGTCGCCTTGCGAGGAGCGACCACGCCATCCTGTAGCGGCAGGCGGTAGCGTCCCCAAGCGACCCGATACTCGCGGTCGTTGACGAACCACGCAGGGATCGGAAGCCCTGCGTCATCGGCGGCCTGAACTACTTGTGGGCGGGTAATCTCACGGGAGCCGCCCGTAATGGCGTAGGCGGCGGTGAGGAACTTGGACTTGGCTTCAGAACGCTTCATGGGGTCGATTGCTCCTTTGGCTGACCAAAGTGTAAACGAAGCATTCTCAAAAGTCAATCCCCATGGGTGCGTTTTGCTAGCCAATAATCTTTTTTCTTAAAGTCCGATAACTTTCGGTCAACTCTCTCTATAGTAGAGGGGGGCGGCACAGAGTCCGATAACTTATCAGCGTCCGATAGCGGTAATTACAGAATACAATATCGTCTATTATTTGTTTTTCGTCCTATAACCTTCTACGGGGGTAGGCTCTTGCGGAGCGGGGGCGAATCTGTTACAATTGGGTCGTGACCCCTACCCTAGCCAACACCCCGAAGCCAAACCTGAACCGCCGTCAGGTTGAGGCTCTTTCGCTTCTGGCCCGTCTGCTTGCGACCGAAAACATTCGGGTGCAGCACTCGCATCGGGCCGCGACCGCATCGTTTGACACCAAGACCCGTCTTCTGACCCTTCCTGTTTGGAAGGCGATGGACGGCGACCTGTACGACATGCTCGTCGCTCACGAAGTCGGCCACGCCATGCACAGCCCCAAGGGTGACGCATGGGTGAAGGAACTCACCGAACTCGTCGGCAAGGAAGGCTTCAACTCCTTCAAGGGCTATGTGAACATCGTTGAGGATGCCCGAATCGAACGCAGCATGAAGGATACCTATCCCGGCCTGCGTTCGACCTTCGCCAAGGCGTACCGTAGTCTGACGATCACGAACCCGAAGTTGCTTGCCCTTGACAAGGATCTTTCGGAACTCCCGCTGATTGACCGAATCAACATTCACTATAAGGTTGGTTTCGCGGTCAATGTCCCGTTCTCTGCCGCTGAACTTCCCCTTGTCAAGCGGGTCGCGACTACCAAGTCTTGGGACGAGGTTGTTGCCCTTGCCAAGGAACTCTTCGACTACTCCTCGCAGGAAGAGTCGCAGGGCGAGGACGGCGACATGTCCGAGCCGCAGGACGGTGAGGAAGGCGAGGGCAGCGGCAGTCCGCAGGACAACCAAAAGCAGGAGTCCGACGAGGAGCAGGGCGATTCGTCGGGTTCTGACGAGTCCGAAGAGGGCGAGGAGCGGGGCGATACCGCCGACGAGGGCGAGAACGAAAACGCCGACGAAAGCACCGAAGGTGGCGAGGAGGGCGAGGAGTCCGATAACGCCAGCGACGAGGGCGAGGAGTCGGAGTCGGATTCGGACGATGAGAGCGAGGGCGAGGCTCAGGGCAAGTCAACGAAGGAATCCAAGAATCGGACTCCCCGTGAGTCGGTGACGGATTCGGCTTTCGAGGAACTTGCCAAGCAGAACCGCGACGAGCATTCCAACTATGGGACTTCCACGGTCAGAATGCCGACCTTCGATGCCGCCAAGGGCATCCTGCCCTTCAGCGAGGTTATCGATGATCTTCGGCTGATGGCCGAGAAGGGTGACGGCTTCGCCCTCTATCAGCAGTTCATGGCCAAGAATCGCCGTTCGATCACGGCGCTTGTTCAGGAATTCATGCGCCGCAAGGCCGCTGACGAGGCTAACCGCACTCGCACCGCCGATACGGGTGCCATCGACCCCAGCCGCCTGTGGGCCTATCGGATTTCGGAGGAAATCTTCGGTTCCTACGAAGTCAAGAAGGAAGGCAAGAATCACGGACTTGTGTTCCTGCTTGACTGGTCGGGCAGCATGAATCGCATCCTTGAGCCCACGATCATGCAGTTGGGCTGCTTGGTGCAGTTCTGCGCTGCGGCGAACATCCCCTGCGAAGTCTACGCTTTCTCCGATGCTCACGGCATCGTTAAGGAAAAGGTTTGGACTCGCAATGACGGCGAACTCATCTTCTCCGACTTCCGCCTGCTGAACATCTTGTCGGCTTCGGCCAAGCCCGTGCAGATTCGTACTGCCCTCGCGGGACTCCTCGCTTGGGCCAAGCACAGCCGGTCCTACCGTCACGACGAGATGTTTGGCAAGAATGCCAAGGGCGATCACCTTGCCTCCAAGTACTACCTCAACGGCACTCCGCTGAATGCGGCCATCGCTTCGATGGCTACCGTGGTCCCGATGTTCCGTGCAAAGACCGGTGTCCAGATCGTGAACACCGTCATCCTCACCGATGGCGAGGCTACGGATCGGACGGGCTACCGCTATGTGGCTGACCGTTGGGTGAATGTGTGGACCGACGATAACTCGCCCACGGGCTACAGCCGCGACTTCGCTGAAGTCAACATTCAGGGCAAGCGGGCGGTGGAAGCCTACACGGGTGCCGAGGATGCCTACCTTCGCTACCTTCGGGTTGAGGCTGACTGCAATGTGATCGGCTTCCGCATCGACGGAACCCGTGCCCTCAACTCCTACATGCAGACTTGCGTGGCCCGAATGAGCAAGAAGACCAAGGAGTATGCCAAGGCCGTTGTCAACGGCGAGGCCTACATCGCGGCCAAGAAGAAGTTCCTCCGCGACGAGGGTTGGGTTTCGGGCGAGGAGTGGATGGGCTACTCCGAGTGGTTCGGCCTGACCGACCTTGAGGCCGACGAGGAGGACTACCTTGATGCCATCGACGGCACCACGGCGACGAAGGCCAAGTTGGCCCGTGCCCTCTCCGACGAGATTTCCAAGAACAAGTCGAGCCGTCCGCTGATGGCTCGTATCGCCGCCCGAGTGAGCAAGCGAGACTGAACATGGATATTCAAGAATTCCCGCAGTTGTTCATGGTTCAACGCCACGGTCCCGGAGAGTATCCCAAGGGATCGATGGTGATGCGTTTCCGTAACGGCTACAAGGTTTCGGTCGTGTATGGGGTTGGCATGTACAGCGAACCCCATCGAAGCAATACTTATGAGAGGGACAAGTACCCTGCACCGAGTGAGCATCTTGAACTTGAGCCTGCTGCCAATGTTGAAGTTGCAATCTTCGATCCCAACGAGGACTTCATCCTCTTTTCCGACGATCAGCAAGTCAAGGGCCATGTGAGTCCTGACGAGTTGGTTGAGATTCTGATGTGGGTGAAGAACCTGCCGCCGTTCGCTGGCACTCTCACGAAGGAGTTGAAGCCGTGATGACATTTCTTTCGGTGGTCTTCAACATGGGATTGGGACTGTTTTTGATTTCAGTCATCATCCTGCTGTGGATTGTCGTCTGTGGCTTTCTCTTTGAGGAGATGAACAAGTGAATTCCAAGAAGCCCATTCTGATTACCCTGACCACGATGTTGGTCGTGCTTCCCCTGTACGCATCGGTGGTCTTCATCGGGCAGAGCCTGCTCTTTGGAATTTACCAATTCCTGCGTGACCGTGGCTACGGGTTTTGGTCATCCAATGCCCTGATCGCCACCGGCTTCACCATCATGGCCCTGCCGAGCCTGTACTACCGCCTGCTGGCCAAGAGACAGAAGTGAACAAGAGTGCGACTGCCAGATTCCTGACCTACCCCTCCATGCCTAGGGCAGAGTGGAGCAACCATCTGTTGCACAACAAGATTCGCCCCATGGCTTTCTGGCGAATGTGGCATCCCACCAATTCCAACATCTTCCTCATCTTCACGAAACTCCGTGTCCTGCTTCCGAAAGACACCAGCGAGATGACGGTCATCTACCGTACCTGTGACGGCAAAGACCCGCCTATGTGGGATGCCTTCCCCGAGATCAAGGCAGCAGGACTGCCCCACAAGCACGGTGTGTGCAACAGCCTGCCGACCCCCATCGCCCGTTCCCTGTGGGAGAGCCTGATCGATGCCGAGTGGACTTACCGCTGCAAGGGTTCCAACACCATGGGCACCGTGGACACCGCCGAGGAGTTTGAGGATGAACTGTTGAAGTTGCATGACGGGGGGATGGCGTGGCCGCACATCATCGATATCGCGATCCAGTCGGCCAACAAGTACTTCGGTGGCCCCTACTACGCCTTCGACAACTCCTCCCCGCCTGCGGCCACCCCACCCCCACCGCCACGCAGGAGCCACCGCTCCCAGTACCACCCCATCAACTACAACAACCCTACCCCCTAGGGCATACCACCCCCCCCCTCTCACAGCCACCCCCCTCACCATAGGGGGGTTGTCATAAATACATCCAATGAACGAAAGCACCGTCTTCATCGCTCAGGATTTGTGGACTCAGGAATTCGTGGAGATTCCTCCGCATGTCTTCCTACAGATACTCAAGCATTACAACACCAAGGATTTCTATGGGAATCCTGCGTACACTTTCAACTGTGGATGGGTTGACTTGGAGAGTGGCAAAGTGTTTCAGCGATTCGTGACTGCCAACGGAGCCGACGAGAAAAAGTTTCGTGCCTTCATCGGCGCTGTAGTGCAGGGCGAAATCTGAGTGACAAGAATTCGGGGGAGTGTGTGAGCGTAAGTTACGCCGCAACAACGAGTTACAACGGAAAATAAATTCTGGGAAAATCCCAACGGATTTCGTGAAATTTTCGTCCGAAGTGACTCGGGATTTCGGCCCCTAAGACGGACACTTACCTTTTCTTTCCCCACCTCTTCCCCATTCATCTCCACTCATCCCCATATTCCCCCACCCTCCCCCACGGGGGGCGCAGAGTACTTTCTTCAAATCGTTTTCCCCCCAAACCTCATTTGCAATGTCTCAGAGTGGTTTTTGACTTCTTTCCCTCCTTGACCTATACTCTCCCCCCATATGACCGCTTCCAACAATTCTTTCCCTGAGTATTTGAAAAAGAGTGGTAATGGGGCAAGTCAGTTACCGCCTTCCGATACATAATTCCATGAGCCTGCCTCACCTTTCGCACATCTCTTTCCTTGACTCCCTTCGCCATGACGGGGACATTGCAAAGTATGTCAGCAAGGTCAAGCGGCAGGCCAAGGATTCATCGACGGCCCTGTGGCATCATTTGAATTCCAATGAACCCTGCCACATTCCCGATCCTCCACGAAACTCCTCCAACGAGACTCGCATCGAACTTGACATCGTGATTCAGCGTCAGGCAGATGCCACTCACGAAGAGATTGAATTTTCAAGAAAGATGGATGACATTCTTGAAGTCTATGAATGGTTTGATCGTGAGGCTTTCCGACTCACCGGCAAGGGCTATGGCTACGGCTGGCTTCGTGACCATGCCTCAAGGCTTGACGGGCTGACCAACCATCTCAAGATCAAGTACTGCCGTCAAGCCTTGAG